GTGTACGTATTATTTGAATATTTCTCTGACTACGAATCACCAATCATTAACATTGTAATTGCGACAGATGATATAACAAAAATAGAAAATTTTATAAGTAAAGAAAATGTTAATAAGATAATGTTATTTGAAGATGAAACAATTTATTTATGTCTAAATAAAAGATTTATACTTAAGCGAGTAAGTTTAAACAAAATAGAACGCGTTGAGGTGATTGCATGAAACTTTTTAAGGATATGAATTGGTATGAACAAAGTTATGAAAAGTTAAGATTTGCAGGTAAAAAAATTGAATGTTTAAAGCAACAGAAAACCTTTGATAATGACGATCTTATAATGTTGAACTTATTACTTACCGTCCTCAAATCACCAATGGAATACGCTATTGCCGCTATACAAGAATCAAATGGAGTAACAGATCAAAAGAGCTATGTACCTTTTAAACACAATAATCAAAAAATGAGAAATTATATCCGCAATGTAAAAACTCGATTAGGTACTGATTCTCAGGAAATTATTGACGCTCTTTTGGAACTTCAATCAAATGATATCTATAACCAGTTTAATGCTATGCAAAACAATGAAAAACACGGTTCAATAAACTTTCACGATATACAACATACACAGCATATTGGCTTTGCACAAATTGGAGGATTAACATTGTCTAACGCTTCTTTTGTCAATAATGGGACCAAAGGAATATTTATAGCTAATGAAGATGGTGAGATAGATCTAACTTCTAATCCTACCTACTCATATAATCAGAGTCTTAAGTTTAACCATAATAATGAAGACGTTTTTGAATTTCTTGAATTAATACATTTTAGAACATCTAAATTCATCGAGAAAGTTCACTCTTTTTTAAACTATCATAAAGAAACCCCATCTAGTGACGACCAAGAAACTAGACAGGCGGATCAATAAATTTTTATACATATATTATAACATCAAAAAAGCCCCACACTCAACTTAATGAGTGCAGGGCTTAATGAAATTAATAAATTATAATTTTTTAATTTGATAAGTTTGAACTTTCTTAGGTGTTTTGTATGTTCCATCTGTATAGTTTACAATCGTACCATATAAATACCAACCTTTATAACCCTTATCATTGTAAGCTTTATAAGTCCAAACACATACATAATTCTTCTTAGTACTACTTAATAATAACTTATCTACCATTTGGATAACAAGTTGCTTTTTTATTTTGAATTTAGAAGAAGCTACATCCACAATTGCACTTTTTACTGTAATTAAATTCTTATTGCTATAAACACTACATTTCTTTGGAGAAACAATATGACTATCTGGACCTGGTCTTACATCAACCGCTTTCGCTTCATGACTAGGAAAAAGCACTCCAAAACTTAATACCATTACCATTAACAAACTAAATACTTTGTTTTTCATAAAATACCTCCTAAAATTATTTCCTTAATTATTCAGAATTATACATTTATTAGAAATTAATAGCAAGAGTTATCTGAAAATATTAGTAATTTATATTGCGATTTGTTTTCCCGTAAATAAAAAAGCCACACAATCAACAAGAGTGCGGGGCTTAAAGTTTAATTTATTTAATTTTTCCCCAAAGAGTTCCATCTACTCCGTTTTTATGTGTTCTAATTGGTAAATAAATACGCTTACCATCGTTAGCATCGTATGCTACCCATACATAGCCATCTTGTACCATTACTTCATCATACTTAACTGTAGCTTTAGCAGGTAACTTACCGGCTTTATTCTTAGCAATCGCAAATGGTCCTACATAATAAGCCTGAATAGGCTCACTACCATTAATAAACGTACCTTTTTCATTTTTCCAACGAGTACCGTACTGATTCAGTTGCCATCCACCTGTATTTTTAGCTGGTGCTTTCTGTACAGTCGCAGTCTTAACTGGTGCTTTACCACCGTTAGCATAATATAAAATACGTTCAACAAAATGACGTTTAACACTCGCTACAGACTTACCATGTAAATCCCACGATCTGTGCGGACATGCTGTAGGCGATAATTCTTTGTGAAGCCACACAGTTTTTTCGTTAATAGGAATATTATATGATTGCATTACTTCTGCCACTAACTTGAATGTTTCTTCTTCGTTGCGGAGGAATTGAGCATCACTCGCAGTCATTGACTGACATACTTCAAATCCAATTAAATTCGAATTCCCCCACGCGTTACCTGTATGCCAAGCAATTCGATTTGTATATTGTGCTAATAAGATACTACCTTCTGATACATAATAGTGAGCAAAACCATTTTCTAATGGATGATTTGCTAAAAATGATTTATAACCTACACCTGTTAGTGGTCCAGCATCATTATGGATTACAACTCCCACTGGTTTCATTGCTCCTGGATTACGATTTACTATACTTGTTATTACTTGTGTCATATTATTTCTCCTCCATTTTTTCGTTATTATCTTCAATATCTAGTACGTTCTTAAACTTCTGTGCTTGTTGTGCATTATGTGTGAAGTTATTGTTTTTCCAATAACCCCACGCGATTGATCCAATAAGAATCAAGTCGCTTAATGTTTGGTAAATCAATGCTTCGTCACTTTGAATGACTGGTTTACCATAATGTGCTAGTAGTGAGTTGATTAGTGCAATCACTAGCACAATCAATCTTGTAATTGCTTGTTTTAATTCGTTATTCATTTATAAATCCCTCCAATTAAAATAGACGCACCAAATGGCACGCCCTTATTTAAAAAATATTTGAGCAAAAGCAAAGGCACTTCCGCCGATTGTGGCGAAAGCACCTATTATTGCTACAATGATCTTGTCATTCGCATTCTTTCGTTTGCTGATAAATTCTTCGTGTGAATCAACCTTACCTTTTAACTTATCAACTTCACCCTTAAATCCACTCATAGTATCATTTAGCGTTACCATTTGACCCTCAATGTTAGTAAGTGATTTTACAAGTGGTTTCTGTGATTCGCTAAACAATGTAATAGCTTTATCAAGTAAGTGATAATTTTTTGTATGTTTATCATCAACATCATCAATGTATTTATAAATTTCTCTCTTGTCTCTTTCTCGTTGTATTTGTACATCTTTAAAAGACTCTATTTTATCGTTTTCCAAAATAGCTAACACCACCTATAAATCCGATTACACCTAAACCAGCTGATAATATTAAAAATCCTATAGGTGTTAACCAGTTAATCGAATTGTTAATCCCAGCGACTGCCAGAAAGAAATAAAAGAATGACAGCCCTATACCGCCGATCATAACTAGAAGATCATATATTGTTCTTGTTAGTCTATGTGGTATATAAAAGCAACTTGCTATCAGACATATACTGAAGAACATAATGACAGCCCCCCAGGTCCACAAAGGAAAAACTTGGTGGAGCGCTTCATACAAAGGGCTGTCATTTACTGCAGTATCAGATTCTAAAATCCAGAATGATGCTCTTGCTAATGAATATAAACCAAAAGTAAAAGTAGATGCGCATGTCAACTTCTCAGGTGTCGATAGTGGTCGTGAAATCTTTGAATCATCTGGTGTTACATCATCAATTCTGTTCATTTAATCAACTCCTTTTAATTTTATCTATAATAAAAACCCCTAGTCACTTTGCGTGATTAGAGGTTGGATATTATTTTGATTTTAACTTTTCTTCTAATTTCGTAATTCTTATACTCTGTCCAAGGCTTAGGGTGATTGAAGTTATGAATGTCATGATCATCATTATCATTAAAAAAATCAACATGAATTAACCTACTTTCTTCTTTTTTTATATCTTGATTTCTTTTTTTCTTTAATTTTAGATTTTCTCTCTAAATGCGGCATTCTTTTTTCTTCCGAATTACTATGAATATTTTTCAAAATTTTTGTTTGTTTCTTTTCTTCTTTTAGTTTTTCTTTTTCTATCCTTACTAGTTCAGTACTATTTTTTTCGGTAGTTGAAGCTGTGAATTCATTTTTAACTTGCAATCCAAAACCAGCAATAGTTATTAAACCTAACAATATATTAATCGCAGCTTGCATGTTATTATTATGCGGTTGGGACATAATCTTCTTAAGTAATTCAATAAACGGATAGTAATCTTCACTTATAGCGCTTAAATGTTGTTCCACATCCTTAATGTCCTCGTAAGCTTTAACGTTTTTTAATACTTTAATCATAGCTTCTAATTCTTTTTTATTGGAATAAGCTTTTATTTCGAGAAATCCATCAATCATTGCGTATTCTCCAGGTATACCTCTAATAATCCCTCCATCATTAGGACAAGTGCCAAGTATGATATTACCAAATGTAGCATCTTCTAAAAATTCACCTAGAATCATTCCTTTATGTTGATATATTTTTCCACAACTTTCGCAATATCCAGGCATCATTACACTATTATCCATAATAAAATCCCCTTATTATTTTCTTTTAAATATACTTCATCTAAAAGAAAATAATAAGGGAATATGCGTTCTATTTTTAACATTCAATCAATAATAATTCACACACATCTTCAGTACATAAGAGTAGAAGACGCGCTAATCAATTACATTAAGATTAACTTAATATTTTAATTCCAGTATGACTTGTAATAACCTTCACATCAAAGTGCCACTCCGCACTTGATCCAGCTGTATAATTTAAGAAGTTAAAATCTACCTTTTGAACATCAGTAGTATTACCAGTGACTGTTGTTGTTGGTGCAGTACCGACACCTATTGCAGTAGCATTAATCTCGTCATAAGTTATTTCTTCAATTTTCTTCAACTGTGCCAATGTCGTAGCATCTGCAGTACGTTTTATCGCTCCTCTAAAAAGTATTTCACGAGGACTCTTAGCAAGTATACTTTTCGACTTCAAAGCACGTATTTCAACAATTGCATTTAAAGAGTCATTCGGCACTTCTAAACTGAAACCTCGTTCAGCGACAGCAGAGCTACTTACTTTATAGAACGATGATTTTTGAGTTATAAACCCTTTATAGATAGGTTTGGTAATAGGTTTCGATGGTCTGTGAGTGTTGTGATTAATAAACGTTATCTCATCAATATATTTTGCAGCCTCTGAATTTAACGTGACATACTCAATGTCGTATGGATTACGCGTAGACCATTCATAATTATCCTCAAATACGATGTTTTGCAGTTTCGTTCCAATAGGAATCTCGAATTGAACATCTCGCATGTTATTATGTTTTAAATAAAGATGTCCTATATCACATCTGACGAACACCTTAACCCCAAAATTATCCTCGATATAAATTTTATGCGGCGAGAAGTCACCAGAACTATCTGCTCGTAAAACAATAACATCAGGAGATGCTTCGAAGTAGTTACGTTTTATACTGTAATCTTCTCCGTTACCATAAAGCAGAATATCACAACCTGCATAATTCGCCTCGATGACATTATCGATAATTGTAACTTTAGTAGAGGCATATCCACCAAAAATACCAATAGCGCCTCTCTCGATAGTATTATTTTGAATGTTAACAGTAGTAACCCACTGACCGAGTTTGATGTTCACATTACAGTACCAGAACTTGTTATTTGTAAATGACATACCATATTGAGCTAATCCAACTAATCCTTCGTCTAAATCATAAAAGTAGCAACCATCGACTTGTGCAGGGCTATAAACACCTTGAAATATAACTCCTCTTGCTGCGCTCGACGTCCCTGCTAAAGAAGTAGTTTTAGTTGTGAATGCTAATGAAGCGTTAGTAGAGCCGTACATACGTGAAGTATGTCCTCTTCTAGTATTATCTCCTTGGAATCTAATGTTAAAGATACTTCCGAATACATCTTTTCTAGGATCCTTTACACCGAACTGAAAAGCAAAATTAACCGGTTTAATTACAGTATTAAATCCTACACCTACAAAGGTTATATTTTTTTGAACTATTAAACCATTTAACATAATGAATTCTCCGGCAGGTATATTAATTACCGATCCATCTGGAGCTGCATCTACAGCAGCTTTAAAAACTGGTGTAAAGTCATAATTCCCATCACCCATTAACGTCTTTGCAGATTCGAATTCCATTAGATTGTAAATATGGCTACTTTTTTCATCAAATCTATCCAAACGAGCACCAAGTGATTGAAAATTTTTCCTTGCTAAAATAACTTCTGTCTGACCCTGAGTATCAGATGATAATAAGGTAAATTTCTCTTCTACAGCATTCTCTACTAAATTATTAGCTAATTTATTGAAAGTTTCATCAAGACTAAGATTGTTTATAATATTCAGTTCAGTATCATCATGAGTATCAGAAACATACACTGTAAACTTGCCGTCAGACGGAAACTTTTGACCATCAGCTGTTGTTATTTCTAAAGAGTGTATATTCGCCTTTAAATCATTTACAACTTTAAATGTCAGTACCCCATCTATTATCTTTTCGTAACTTTTCTGTCTTATCATCCTATCTTTTGTATCTAATAACGTAAGAGTACAATTTTGATTGAGCTTATTAATCACACTACCGTCAGGCCCACATAATAATAGTTCAATAGGGCTTGTATTATCTGCTTGTTTTATCGTTATATAATTATGAAAATTATTCTTTGTTTTTAAACTATTTACTTCCATTAAATCCCTCCTCATTTTCAATTTTTAATTTTACAGGAACAATATTCCTTAATTTTGTAGCGCTATTTAACTTTTCTAACGATAAAATAGTCATACCAGCTTTAACTGATACAACTCCATCTGTAACTTCTAATTTATGTGATTGCCTTGCTTTCACTTCATCAACTATAATCGCTCTATCGTAATCATCATCTACTACGAGATTCAGTCCTGCTTTAACTATCTTTTCTTCTCCATCGATTATTTTAGTTAATACTGCCCAAGCTTCCATATCATCCCTCCTAATAATCTGTTGTTCCAACGTATAGTGTCTTTACGTTTATACTTGATGCACTGTTCGATTTAATTCTGAAATAGAAGTTAAGAACTCTCTTAGTTGGTCTTCCTAAATCAATTAATAATTCGTTCAACCTTTGGTTACCCTTGCCTATAATATCTACAATAACTGAATTGTAGTACGTTGTTGTTATACCGTCATAGCTAAAAACCTCTATAACACCACTTCCACCATCACTCATATAAGAAGAGAAACTTACTTTGAGGTACCTTTGAAAATGTATAACGGTATAGCCATCAAATTGAAGTGGTGAATTACTCGTTGTAGAGAAGAAACCATCGATAATCTGAACACCGTAATCTATTTGTGGTGGGCTCACTCTGAATACTGACATTCCAATGTTCAATGTACTATTTTTGATTGGTTGAAATCCGTTAATATCACTCAATGTCACACCTGAAGTCACACCGGTGATTAACTGTTGTTGCGACTGAATGTTTGTTTGTAACGTTGAAGTTGATTGATTAAATCCCTTTGTTACGTTCTGCAGATCATTAGATACTGTACCGATTTTTGAATTGAGGGCTGTTGTTGATTCGACTAACTTTCTTTCAACTTCTCTTGTTCGCTCTCTCGCAATTTGTTTCTGAACATCTTCCATTGTCCATGGTTTATCACCAATAGTTATCGATTTGTCGTGTGGTTGAATCAAATCAATACTCTCTCCAATGATTTTCATCTTATCGCTGATATTTAAAGGCGCAACTTCAACAGTATGAACGTTAAAAATCTCTAGTGAGTCTGGACGTAACCCGATTAATTCTAAGTCAAGTGCATCTAAAGATATTGAAACATTCGCCACCTTTTTACTTTGTTCTTTTATCCATTTATTAGCTGCTGCTTTTAAGGTTTCTGGAGTATACATATCGTTAAACTCAACTGCACCGGTTTGTACTCCATATATACTAATCAATTCAGGAATATCAATATACGGACTACCGTTATTAACATCAGCAATCGTTAGTTTAATCTCTTGACCATTTGCAGTTTCGCTAGATACCCCTAAAGGCTTTAATCTCGTGATAATGTCAGTTGGATCTATCTTGTACTGGATATTCTGTAGATTTTCTCCGAGTGCAATCTTTGTACTCTTTTCTTTAGCGTAATCCTTATACCAATGTATGATATTAGCCGTTTCAGTAATTTCAATTACGATAATGCCACCGTACTTATTCACTAAGTCTTCCTCTATTGTAGCTAGTGTATCTTTATCATCATACCTATAGAAATACTTCTCTTCTTCTCGATACGTTTCATCAACAGGTATAACTGGTTTAGTTACATCAACTGTTCCAACTGTAAATCGTTTATAAGTTTCAGTTCCGACTTCACTATTATGATGATTGATAACTAACTTAAGCAAATCTATAGGCGCTTTATCAAATTCAAACGATTGTTTCTGCAGACTATCTTTGAGAAATGCTTTTGCGCCTTCAAATATCAAATGATGTTTAAACTCTCCACTTGATTCCATCGAATGATCAGGAGTAATCACACGACCCCTAAACTCAAATTTGTTCTTCTTAGTATTAAAGATTTCAAGTATCGTTTTAAACGATTTAATGTTAAATCCTGTTTTAACTATAAAGCTATGAAATAAGTCTACATTTGATGAATCAATAGAGTTAATCTGTCGTTCTAATGATGCGGATGATACTTCTGAAATACCTTCAGCTAAGTCTAATATCGTATGTTTATTATTTACATCATCGATGTTATATAACTTCAAACGATACATCAGATCACCTCGCTATTATCAATTACATTTCTAGCATACGGATGACCTTCAAATACTATTTTAAAGTTTATACCATACGATAGTATTTCAGCTTCAATATCAATGCATTTAACATAGTACTCTAAGTTCTCGTATACATCACATCGTAATTGACTCATAGGCTTACCATATAACCATTTCTTAATATCTGTAATAATAACTGACCTGTCTTGGTAATCGTTGCAGAATACTATCATTTCGAACGATATTTGACGGTCTTCGTATGTTGGTTTTCCATATAAAAAAGAGAAATCATAAGAACCGCTCATATAAGGAACGGTTCCTTTGATTTCTTTCATTTTAGGGGTTGGAAAGCTATAACTACTCATTAACATATCTCTAGAATGTGAATGTTTACCGTATATACTGAATCCAGCATGTAATCTATTAGACATTCGCTAACCCCCTATTTCTGTACTTAAGATTTTGAGCCATTTCTTTATCGATATCAGGCGCAATTTCTTTAGCGATTACTTTCTTATCGATTTTTAATACTGTTTCTCTTTGAGCCATTAAGCGTTGTAACTCTTTCTGTTCTTCAAGTAACTGAATCATTCTTAATGTGAGTGCATCATCTTTAGTGAATCCGAGCTTATCACCTGTGTCTTTCCATATCTTCTGCTGTTGAACACGTTGTGATGGATCATGACTTATAATTGATTCTGCAAATCCGCCCTCTGCAATCCATGCGATTTGAGGAATATCGACAATACCACCCTTAGCATATCCAGGTATCTTTAACTTTCTTCCAGCATATATCATGTCAGATTTTAACCCATTAAGCTTTTTAAGGTCTGCAACTGTTGTATGATATTTAGCAGCAATTCCACCTAATGTATCGCCCCACTTAATGTTGTGTGTTCTAGGTTGCTTAGGTATTGCTTTAGGTGTGATCTTTGCTTTAACCTTTGATGCTACAGTCTTTTTAGTAGGTGCTTTAGGTTTTATTTTAGGTTTAGCAGTTAAATAGCTACTTGCTCGATTTTGTACTGATGTCTGTTGTTTCTTAATTGAAGCTATTTCTTTATCTTTATCTTTAATTTCAGGGTCATAACCAAAGCGTGAATGTTCGTTTGATAGATTATTAACATAGCTAAGAACTTGTTTCTGCAGCTTGTTTATTTCAAGAACATTCTTTTTACCACCGCCGACAAGTGTTTCAACTCTAGGTATAGCCGACTCAATTCCACCCGCAAGTATTTCTCTTAAGATTGTAGGATCTAGTCCCATTTTTCTTAATTTAGATACATTAGCTGCAAACTTTTTCATTCTGCTAAGTCTATACTTCATAAATGCAATAAAATCACGTGAAGTATTGCCTTTTGCCGCTTCGAAACTCGCATATCCACGATAAGAATCTCTTAAGCTATCTCTAAATGACATCTTTGAATCAGCTAATGCTTTTCGCTCTTCTGTTTTTTGATTCAGTTGATTCTGCAATCTTTGTTTCTGTTTAATCAGACTGTTCAAGAAGTTCGTTCTTAGAACTTCGCTTTGTTTCAACTTCTTCAAGCTATTAATCTGTGCTTGATACGCTTGTATATCAGCACGTGCATTCGCGATCGTCTTCTTATTCGATGACTTTTTAATCTTATTATTAAGCGTAGCAATCTTGCCTTGATTAGATGCAATAATAGAACTAATCTTCTTGTTAATTGCATTGATATTAGATTGCATCTTCTCAACAGGTAACTTACCAATGTTTTTCATGTTAGCCATGATTAAATTACCTAAAGCGATATCCTCTCTCCCCGTCACTTTACCGCTCGTTTTACCTCGTTTAGCAATGGCGCTACCTGTATTGTACATGCGTTGTGCTTTGCTTAAGGCTTGTACAGTTGCTTTATGAGTTTTCGATTGTTGTGATACATTCTTATTTAATCCTGTAATGGCACCTGTTAATTTGATGATCTGGCCAGGATAGATTAAATGATTCTTAATACCATTTAACAGTTGCAACGCTTTTACAGTTGTACCGTTTTTACGAGAGATATCCCATAAAGTATCTCCTCTTCTAACTGTATGCGTCTGGCGTTTGATAGTTCCTTTTGCATATCTCTTAGGCTTACCATTCACCATTCTGTCAGCTAATGCTATTAATTCATTCGCTCGTTTTCTACGTTTAGGAACAGTTGGTATTACAATTTCTTTACCTTCTTCTCCCCCACGATAGATAGAATCTTTAGGTATGATACCACCATTCGCATATCCACCGCGCCATGTTCCTGATGCCATACCAGGAATATTAGTGATTGAACCATATCGAGATTTAATCCATTTAATCGAGGCAGTAATATTGTTAATTGGGTTCATCATGCCTTCTGTCGTACCCATTAAACCACGATATGTTTGAGGTGTAACCTGCATTAAACCTCGCGCTTCATTTCCACCTGTATTGACATCAACATAACCATGTTGAACAGCTGCAGGATTAAATCCGGATTCGTATTTAGCAATAGTTTTGAGATATGGCGCCCAAGAATCAGGTACACCTGTCCTTTTAATAGCACTTGAAATCCAGTTTGATATATTACCAGGCGCTGAAACTCCTTTAAGTATTCCAGCACCGCCCCCACCATTTCCTTTTAAGAATTTAATAGGATCTAGTGTATTTGTATTCGTAAGTTCTGTAGATGCCGGACTCTCTACTTGATAGTGTAAATGGTCGCCATTTGTCCATTGTCCTGAGTTACCAGAGAGCGCGATTGCATCACCCTGTTTTACAGTTCCTGTTTTCAATACTTTTGATAAATGCAAGAAATATTGAGCAATTTTTCCCGATAACAATCGAGCTACTATTCCACCACCGTAGTTAGATTGCTGTTCAACAGAACCTGATGTCGGAGCGTGGATAACTGTTCCTGCAGGTATAGCTAAATCAATACCATAGTGTCGACCTCCATTGTAACCCAAACCAGGTACTGGTCCATTCGGACTATATGGGGTAGTTCTAGTCCAGTTAAGAATCTCGCTACCATCAGCGTTAGCGCCACTCGCTTCATCAAGCCATCCAGTAACAACTTTAACTGCTTGTTTTTTCAGTAAGTTATACGCTTTACCCATCATTTCACCAGGCATACCCGCGATACCACTAAAGTCTACTCCGAATTTTTTCATTGCAAGATCCACTAATTTACCTGGATTTTCAATGTATTCAAGTATGTCTTCAGCGATTGCTACACCTTCACGTGTTGCTTTTTCAACTTCTGAACCTTTTTCTGCAGTGTATTCGAGCGCTTTTCTGGTGTTCTTTGCACCAATAACCTTATTAGAAGCTGTAACACCGTTTGCCGTACCTTTAACAAGCATACCCATAGCAAAATCTCCGAACGTACCTTTTGAATACTTACTCGGATTAAGCATTTCTTCAGTTTGCTTATTATTATATACATGCGTACCTTTAGGCATCCAGAACGTCGTCTCTTTCTCGAATAACACTGCTCTTCCGTTTGGGAATTGAACAATTTCTCTTGTGCCTTTACCATTACCTGGTCCTTTATCTCCTACAGTTGCCCAACCATCTTCAGGATGTCCGCCGGTACCCTGTGAATACTTACTTGCATCTATCTTTGTTAAAGGTTTCCCCATACCTAATTTATCTGCAACCCAGTTGACTCCATCGATCATTAAATTAAGTCCGCCGATAACCTTGTCTTTCAAGCCGTTTTTCATTTCAACAGCTGATTTTACAACATCATCTTTCATGCCGATTACGCCGTCTTTAATAGATTTGATCCAGCCTTTAATACCATTCCATGTATTTTTAAAGGCACCCACAACTCCGTCTTTTAATCGTACAGCTGCATCAACTGTCGATTTTTTAATCAAATTCCAAGAGTTAGCGAGTCCGTTCTTTAAATTTTTGATGATATTTAAGGAATTTGTCCAAAGATTTTTAAAGGCACCAATGACGTTTTTCGATATTTTAGTTGAAGTATCCCATATAAATTTACCAAAATTCTTAAATAAATTAAGGATACCCTGCCACATGGATTTTAGTCCGCCAGCAAATAATTTAGCAAATCCTAAAGCTCCTTTAAGAAGTTTTCCGTAGAATAATAACTGGACACCGTTCCAAATTAACTTTATGGCTCCGGAGAAGATATTCTTAATACCTTCCCACATTTTTCGGAAGTCTCCCGTAAATAACCCACTGAAAACTTGAATCAAGCCTTTTATGACTTGTAAACCACCTTTTATTACACCCTGGATATTCTGCCAGATTGATACAATAATAAATTTAACAAGTGGGAAAACAAACTTAACTACTGCAAGTATTCCGTTAAAAATATTCTTTGCTGCTTGTAGTAGTTGTTGACCGTCTGGGCCTGTAAAGAATTTCTTTATAGCACCAAACCCATCTTTAACAAAGTTTGTGACTGACCGTTGCGCTAATGAAAGTTGTTGTTTTAACGTATTAAACCAGTTGATGATGTTATTCGCTTCACCATTGCTGAAACCTAGCTTTTGAAGTATATTGACCGATTTACTTCCCGTTAAATCAGAGAAGAATCCTCGAATCTGTTTGCCCCACTTAGCCATGTTTTGCAGTATTGTCACAGTACCTTTTAAAGCACCGTTTGCTGTTGCTAATGCGGGACCACCTTGTTCAGCTAAAAATTCCTTCCAGGTATTTTTTAACTGAGCTAAGTTCTTTTCATAGCTATCCGCTTCTTTAACACCTTGTCCGAATACTCCGGCTTTATTATGCTGACGAATAGATTCTTGTACTTTTAACTGTTCTTGTTGCGTAACAGTCAGTTGCTCCCATTTCTTGCCGTAGACTTCCTGGGCCTTATCGTTAAGCATGGTCTGAGATAAGTTGATCATAACTGTATCTGCTGAATCGTATTCGCCTTTAATAACAGCCATCATACGTCCAGTCGATTCTTCCATGGATTCATTAGCGAATGCCGAACCATCTACTGTACGTTCTAACCACATTTTAGAAGTTTCGTATGCATCTTGCTCACTTAATCCTTTTGATTTAAGAATCGCTTGATATTGCAGCATCGACTTCTTTAATTCATTAGGATGTACATTATACTTCTGAGCCATCTCTCCAAGATACTTATCGGTTGTATTCTTCATTTTGCCCATTACTTGTTCGTATTGTGAATTAAGCGCTTCAATTTCAGCAGTAGATTCAACTATCTTCTTTGTAAATTCTGTTATGCTTACAGTAGCTAATGCGCCTCCAATAACAGGTCCTAATCCTTTAAACGCACCTTTCAAGCCACCAACTGAACCAGTTGCACCATCAATATCTTTAGAAATATTCTTAGTAGAATTAGATAGATTAACATCATCTCCAACGGTTCTAAGCTTTCTATCGAGTTGATCAGCACGTTCTTCAACTTTACCGAAAGCGATATTCGCACTCATAGACATAGATTCGAAGTCGACATCTTTTACACTTTTATTTATCTGATCTAGTGTGTTATCTGCAATCTTACCAGTTGATTGTAACTCTTTTTTAGCTTTATTAAGCTCACTATTGAGCTTATTGAAGTCAACTTTATCATCAGCTTTTTCTAACGACTTACTTGTCTTATCTACATCTTTTTGCAATGCTAATAACTGCTTACCTGCTTCTCTCGCATCTTCAGGTAATCCTTCAAGAAACTTAACATCATTCAACTTATTCATGTTACGTTCTACACTATTTACATTACGAATAACAGTTTTAAATGTATCACGTGAATTTGCATCTAAAGACTTCCAATCAACATTCTTAATTTCCTTTTGAAGTGACTGCATCGTTTCTTTATTGATGTTACCTGTTTCTTTGAATTCCTTTTGAGCCTTCTGCAATTCAGATTGTAACTTCTTAGTATCGAAGTCTTTACCAGTTTCAGATAAACGCTTATCAAATGTCTTAAGTGAATCGTCAATAGTTCCGAAAGCCTTATCCATACGCTTAGTTGCTTTTTCAGTTACTTTCGGAAGATTATCAAAGTTTTGCTCTAATATTTTAAATTTGCTTAGCATGCCATCAATTGAGAGTTCAAACTTAGTACTGATTTCTTGTATATTAGCCATATTATCCTCCTTTCCTTATATATTTATTTAAATAATTAATTAAGTTTGTAACGCTTTTAACTGTTCAAGTTGCTCGAAGTCCCATTCTAATACTTTAGGCATTTCAAGCGACTTAGTTTCTTTCATAGGATCAATACCTTCAATGAACTGATTCTGACGTTTAACATCATCTTTATCTTGAGCAGGGTTTGCATTAATACGAGATAAGTGATTCATATATAAATCCCACTTCTTCGCTTCTGCTTCTTGCTCTTCCTGTTCAATAACGATAATTAAATAAGCTAACGCTTCTTCAAGTGGCAGATCAATTATTTCTGATCTTCCACCTAATTTGTGCGCTAGCTTAAATATGAGTGCATCTTCGAGTTCGTAACCACTTAGTTCACTGGACTTAGAGTCGCTTGAGTAACTTTCTCGCCCCACTTGAGACTCTTCTGAAAGCTTTTCGTAGACTTTTTTACACGTTCAACAACCTTAGCTAAGTCATTTACTTCTGCGATAGCATCAACTACATCAAAGAATGTATCCATTTCTTGAAGTTTCAATTGATCCGGATGAACATCGGATAAAATAGAGATTAGCTCTAATGCACTTTCAGGCGCTACTTCAAGTAATAAACCAATTGATCCAGCTGAATCTTTAACAAATTGAGCTGACAATGCACTTAATAAATCTTTAGTTTCCATACCTTCTTCAACAGTATCGAATAGACCGACTAATGCACCGTTGATGTTTTCATCCGCATTTAGTTCATTGATTAATGTTTTTAATACTTTAGTAATCGCAAAGAATTGATATGGTCGCATCGCTTTGATTACAACTTCTTTTTTATTATCATCTTTTAATTTTCCATTTTCATTAACATATTGTGTGATTAATACTTTTACTTCGTTTGTCATGTTTTATTCCTCTTTTCAATTAATTATTTAAACAAATACAAAAATAACCCTACTTGCTTTAAGTAGGGTTTGTGTTACTAAAGAACTGTTGCATTTGGATCAGTAGGTCCAATATAGAAGAAGTTACCTGGCTTAGACATATCAAAGTTATCACGAGGATAAACGTTGAATTCTAAATCGAATTTACCTTGTTCGTTTTTGTATGCACGTTCGAATCCTGTTGTAGATGCTGCTTTATAAATGACGATATCCTTAGATTTATCACTAGGGTCTAAATCACGAGGGTGGATTACCATCTTAATCGCTCTGTCTCTGTTTGATGAACCAAGTGGGCCATCAGTAATTCCAACAAGCGTTGAACCTTCACTATCTTTAATAGCATGTGCACCAGCCATTGATAATTGAATTAATTCTAATGATTCTTGAGATACTGTAAGTTTTAATTTAGCTTCCCATCCTGTTACGCGGTCATCTAAAGTTGATTCCCCTGTATCTTCAAATTCAATAGGTTTCATTTTAGGTTCTACAGTAAATACCCCACCTTCAGTTTGTAAAAAATCTTTACCATCAGCTGTAGCTTTACCGCGGAAGTACAACTTTTCACCAGACTGCAATTCCATTTCGATATTTGCCATACCAAACATGATACTTTTATCAAATGCATTCATATAATTTATTCCTCCTGTTTTTTTGCATAAAAATAGACATCGTTTCAGATGTCTAAATATGCTTTAGTTTTCAATTCTTAAAGTTGTTCTAAAGTTAATGCTGTACTCCATCACATTATCCTCTACACCTATCCTAAGTGGCTCGGACAACGCTTCAATGAAGTAAACATGTATTACATTGTTTTGCTCGTTAATTAACCAGTCGCTCTTCTTATGGAGCAATGCATAGACTTTAAAAGCTATGTCTTTGCACCTATCAAAATCACTTGATCTGATATAGATTTGAAAGTGCGGATATTTCATTTCATCATCATAGATACCAGGCTTTTCTCCACCGTCCGAATATACTGTACCTGTATTGTCGCCCATCGTACGGTAGTCGACTGACCAAGTAAGCCCAACTATATTTTCTCTTAACAGATTCATGATTGACTCTTGTATCATCAGTCTAACCCTCCAATACTCGTGCGAGAATTCTTTCGCACATTATATTCCAGTCGTCTTCAGTAACCTTAACTGAATTCGTTAGGTACTTTCTTCCTGGTTTATATCCATTTACGTTTGGTTTATTGCGAGTGTTCTCTCCACGTCCATCTTTATAGTATTCAGGGAATTTAACACCCCTTTGATACTTAGACCTAACACCTTTACTTTCAGGTTGCTCATGCACTCTTAAAGCATATTTCATGTTAGTTCCTATAGTAATAGAGAATGTTTTACCTTGTACTATCACCTTAGAAGCATTAATAGAGTCTTCTAAGTCTCCTGAATCACGTGGAGCAAGTGCTTTCGCTACTTCTTCAACTCTTATACCAAACTTACCGAGTTCTTCAATAACGATTTTAGTAAAGCGTTCATCAAACGTTTTAAAATACTGCTGCAACTGCTTATAATTATCATCGAATTCAAATTTAAAATATTCATCGGCCATCAACAAACACCGTCCTGAATAGTACACGTGAACCTGTAACGTTCGTTGCTTCTTCATAAGATACAACTCTACCAGATCCGTCATTACCATCCATATCAATGAAATGTATCTCTTCTCCTTCTTTAACAAGCATTTGAGAAGGGACATCAATCTCGATATTGGTATTCGTTTCAGTGCCACTTGCTGCAATAATCAAATTTGACTTGCGTCTGACACGTGCTTTAGATTCTACTTTTTCTGTTAAAGGTCTCCCGTATTTATCTGTTTTTGGGGTGCCACTCTCATCTATAACAGCTTTATTGACTAGTACTCTTTGATTCATTGGAGGTCTCATTATATCAACCTCGCTGTTCTACCTGTAGATGTTTTTCGTTCCTCAGCAAGTATTCCATCTATAATCGCTAATAATGATGGAGATAACCTTTCATGATTAAATACGACTTTAACATCTTTGACAGTATAATCTTCAACGTTGTGACGCTTAAGCACTCCAAAGCCTTCTTCTTCTGCTTCTAACTTATAATCAAGTTGCAGGTATACCATTCTTGGAGTTAACTCGATACCAGGAAAGTAATCCTTAATATCTTGAATAGCCGAAAACAAAAACTTTGGTAAGTCTCCGCTTGGTACTTCTTTAATATAATCAGGCAATGGCATGATGTTCATGTATGCCATTGTGCCATCGATTAATGATTGATGTTGTTCCAATGTATCCATAACATCACACCCTTATATTATTCTGCTGCTTCTTCCAACGCTTTAACGTAGTCAGATTTAACTGCTCCATTTTTACCAGTAGCAACTACTTCAAGACCTTTTTCTTCAACTAACGCTTTTAATTCTTCAACATCTAAATCTTTATATGATTTTTCAGTTGTTTCAGTAACATCTTCAATAGTTACTAAGTCTTTCACATTCTCGTACTCTTCTTGAGTAAGGTCTAAAGACTGTCTGAAATAAGCCTGTCCTTTGTGAATTACAGTACCTTTATCTACATATACTTTTGGCATGTTTAAGCCCTCCTGTTAATTAATAAAAGAGACTGTCTAAATTAGACAGTCACAATTACATTTCCGTTAAAGTTTTTAGAAACTGGTAATGTTACTTCCCCAACAATTGTTTTTTCTCCGATTGGATCTTGAGAAATAACACGGTAAGCAAACTTCCCTTTAGCAAAGTTATTTTCTGCAGCAGGACCACTTAACGTAGCTCCCATAATCGCAGCATGTAAAACAAATTTGTTATCTTCTAAGTGTGCAACATCATAAGTAGTACCGTCTGCATTTTCTAAAGTAGTGAAACCTTTTTCAAGCTCTAATGTCGGGTATCCATTAGATTCGAATAGATCAGCAATCTCACCATCTTTGATGATACGTGGCTGTAAGCCATCTCGGTACAATTCATCTTTAACTTGTTTCGAACGTTTAAATAAAGCATAAGTTGCTTCAGTCATAACGATGTAATCTGGCTCTTTGTTACCATTAGTCAGTTTGTATTGAGCAATTGCGGCTTCAATATCAGATAACGGAGTTGAGTTAGCAGTGTCACTCCACTTTGTAGTAGAAGTCATGTCGTTGCCGTCAGGACGTTCTAATTCAAACTGAATCTTAACGTTATCACGTTTATCTTCATAATTGAAACGACCACGGTACGTTAATTCTGCACGAATCAACTCTTTAGTATCTTCAATACCTTCAGATAATTCAGCAGTGTTTAGTAACGTACGATCGATAATACGTTGACGCTCTTCTTCATTACGTGGATTACGGAACTTAAACATATCCTCTTCATCTAAGTGATATGCGTGAGCGATTTTAGTTAATTTCGCCACTGCTTGTTTCGCTTCTCCTTTAGTTCTTACAGGAGTACCTGCATTAAATCCAACGATAGAACCTGCAACAATCTTCTGATTTGTCACTAAGTCATATACGCTTGAAATCTCATCAACTTGCTCAACTGGATAACATTTAGCAAGTCTGTGTTCTTTAGTAATCGGCGCTTCAGCAATAAATGCTTGTAATGCCGGTTGTTCAAATTCTTTAATCTCTAATACCATTTAATTCCCTCCTAATTTGTTATTGATTAAACGTCAAACGTTAATCGTCCTTGAGTTGCTGTTTTAAAGTTTGCAGTTACACCAGTACAACGCTCTTCAATAAGAGATGCTTTACGGATAGCAGATACTAATTCATTTGTAGTAGTATCTTCGATAACTACTTCTTCTGAACCGGTAATTAAAGCACTTTTCATTGTTGCTGGTGTATCACTTGCTACTAATTCAAATAAACCTGTTGATTCATTTAAAAAGATAGCAGTGAACGGTTTAATCACTTGTCCTTTAGTTAATTTAGAAGCATCTAATACTGCGTTACCAACTTTCCATTCTACTGCTTTAAAATCACGGAATGCAGTTGGAACACGATTGTATGATGCTGTTTGTCTTGGTTTTAAGCTCATTTAATTTCCTCCTTATTCTTTGTTAAATAATCGTTTTGCATGTGCTTTTCCGACTTCTGATAAGTCGGGGTCTTTACCATTGTTTCCTTGTGAGCCACCTGGATTTAAATTGATTGGTGGGTTTTCCGGATTGTTATTAATATCTTTGTTTTCGGGATTGATTGGACCATTAAATAAATAATCGTCAGTTGATTTAAGATTAGTTAGTTGCTCGTTTAGACCGATTAACTGCCCATCTTCATTAATTTTTACAGTGTCTAAGTCAATTAAAGCTTTAACTGCTCTTTCATTTTTTGCACCGGCTTCGTTTAATGCTAATTTAATTTCATAATCCAATTTCACTTGATTTACTAAATTTTGATGCGCTTCGTCCTTATCCTTATTAGCTTGTTTCAATGAATCAATCGTTGCGTTTAAAGCTTCAGCATCACCAACTTTAGTTTTAATTTCTTCAAGCTGGTTATCACGATCCACTACTTGGTCTTTATAAGACTTCACTTCGGCTTTTAATGTTTCATTTTCCTGCTTAATTGGATTAACATCCTTGCCGTACATTTCCATGATTTTATCAACTGCTTCTGCTTCAATACCTAATTCCGTTAAATCTTTACGTTCCATATCAATTCTCCTCTTTTCGTCTACATTTTATTACGCTGTAAAGTCAGCGATTGACTAGCTTGTTGACGTACAAGCGAACGAAACTTATATTTATAACGTCGATAAGCTGGACGCGTGAGTATGGTGTCACTCACAAGACCTGATGGAATACCACCATCATGAGATACTTAAGTGATCACTATTCCTTTCTGGACGTGAGTTTTAAAGCTATCCATAATAAAAAGACCTTTTAACGTCATGTCTAGGACGGGTGATTAAAAACAAATAAAATTGTTGTATTCTGTATTAATTTGAACTTTTCGAATATCGTAATTAATATTATCTTCATTTTCTAATCGTTGCTTTAAATTTTTAGCATCTACTTCATTATCATAAATACCCATAATTAAATTCGGCTCATAATCGATTTCCTCTTGAACTACATAAATATGTTTATCTTCATTCATCGCACAGCACCCCTATCTATTTAACTGGCAATTCAGCGATGTAATTAAATATTTTTCGTTTAAATCTTGTATCAGCTTCACACCATAACCATTCATTAATTTCGCTAGGCACATTTATTGCTCTTGAATCAACTGCACTATGTAAATCATATTGTTTTAATTGGTGTACGTTCTTCGCTTTAGATACTGCTAAATCAAATGCTTCATTCACAAATTTGGTAATTTCGACATCTACTACAGTTGTTAAATCATAAATTTTATCATGCTGTTCCATGCCTATCACTCCCATATAGTTTAGTTACTTCTACGATATTGTCTTTCAAAAAGCCGTGTAACGTTAGTCCGATTCTATTCACTAAATCTTCCGTATGGATTTCATCATCTTCAAAACCTGACTCACGCATAATTCCGTGTACTATTTCATGTATCAATGTCTTTTTATATAATTCAACATTGAGATTTTCTTTAATCTTTATCGTCAAATCGTGATAGTTTATTAATCCTAAACAACTATCTCCATCATTCTCTATGAATTCCTCTTTGGTAACATGATATTCACTGTGACCTATTCTAAGTTTTATTCTTAGTTGCCTCCCTCATCATCTGTGTTACTTCTTTAAACTTCTTCGTATTGTTACGCTTGATATTTCGATATGCACCAATATTCTTTGGCGCTTTATCACCTAATATCGCTTTCATCTTCATGTAGTGCTTATCTTCTTGTCTTGCGATACGTTTCTTATCCTGGTCTTTCTTGTATGCATCTTTTTGTTTCTGTGCTCTCGGATCAATATCAGGATTAAATGACTTCGCTTTAACAACAGCTTTATTGATTTCAGACTGACTTTTATATTCAATTACAAATGGTCTGATTCGACACTCACAATTTGGATGTAATGGAAATAGTTCGTATACATTGATATGTGGAAATCTTTTATCTTTTCCGTCGATACTGAATACATGATTGCGATACCTGGCACATATACCACAAGTAGGCTCTCTTCCTGTTATCGTTACAAGATTGACACCCGCTTCTTCATATCTAGTTAGATGACCATGATTCGTTGCTGTCCTCATTTTCGTTCTGACCACTGTACGTGAGTAGAAGTCTAAAGGTAACTGCTTACCATCTACAGTCTTAAACGAAGTAAATCCGTTTTGCAGGAATGTATCTGATACGCGCTTTATGATTGCTTCACGATTGTTGCCATCTAGCATTCCTTTGCTTATGTCACTTCTGACTGCTTCTAACGTCTGCATATAAGTACTATTAAAGTTTTCTTTAGCGGTTCTAATTGCTGCTTGCATGTCTAACATCGTATCAGTAACAATATTGGATAGCGCTTCAACGTTAGCTTGTGTCTTAAATTCCGTTTGTACAACTCCATCGACAATTGCTCGACCATTCAACTGTATGCCTTGCTCTTGTAAATCTTCTGTAGCTTCATCAATCGCAATAAAATAGGACTTCGCTAATTCAACAGGTAACACCTCTTGAACAGTAAGTCCTAGTTCATCAAATATTTTATTGATTGTCAGTAATGTCTTTTGTACATCACTATCTTTTAAATGATCAGTATTATGCAGGAGTGATACAATATGCTTTTTCAATTCATCAATCAGCAATGTTAATTGTTCTGAGGTCATGAAATCACTTCCTACTCATATTTCTCTTTTAATTCTAAATATCTTTTGTACTCTTGTTCTTTTTCATACTTTTCTCTATCGATTTTCTCTTGTTCTCTAATGTAACCAAAATATTCTTCATAAGCTTCTTGGTTAACAATACCTAATTCAATGATTTTGCGAGTATCAATTTCTTTATTAATAATCATATACAAAAATTTGTGTACATTGATTTTATTTCTTAAATAATCTCTTCCGTCATCATCGCTATCCCACGTTTCATAAACCGACTCGATATACACTGTTTTATCTTCGGTAAGAAAAAGCACAGCAGGTATTCCGTGGATAGATATAATTACGAAATCTCTAATTGTCTTACCTTTTATTTCGTTAATACTATCGATATAATTTATATCTTTTGAAAGAATTCTACTTTTTATTTCTTTGAGTTTTTCAGTTGGTGATTTCATCTTCATTACCTCCCACTGGTCGTCCTAATTCATCAACCGGCGTCCCATCCGGTTGTCTATTGTTTAAGAAGTTATTCAAAGTATTATTGCCATTTAGAACACTCATGCTGTCTTGTGATGTCGATTCCGACTTGATACGTTCAACCTCTTCATACACCCATTCATCTGTCTTATCAGGATTATTCTGTCTTACTGTCTCTTCAAGTGACTGAACTTTAGCATTGTACTTAGCAATATTCGCATCAGTCACTTCTTTTTCAGGTACCGGAATCATCGCTTGTACTGTGATGTTAGGCTCTTCAATGATGATGCTGTCGTTCTCTTTATTCGCTAACCATAATGCACTCTCGAATAATGTCTTAAGGAATTCGACATAATCGTTTCTTATTTGCTCTGCTTTCATCAATGAGATAAGTAAGTCATAGAATTTTGCTACACCAGACTGAGGACTCGATGTTTCTGTCCTTACAAATTCCATTGCTGCTTGCGATGTCTGTGTTTCTGCTAACATACCTCTGATGATGTCTTTAAGATATGCCATATCACCGATATTCTTTACATCAATCTGATGTATCTGCATGACTTGACCATTCTCACCGATTTCTTGTATCTCTAAATCTCTATGATCAATCTTGTTTTCATCGCCATATCTATCCGCTGCAATCGCTCGAAGTGTATCCATAGTTTCTCTTGTAATACTGATGCGCGGCTTACCATTACGCTCAAATGTCTGAGATGCTCTTGTTAAGGTCCAGTTCACTTCATCTTGTCGCCCTGCAAGTCCTTTAAGTTCAGATGAACCTAGCTTATTATAGAAAGTTGCATTATTCGCAAGATATGAAATAAACGAACGCTTACGACCTTCAAACTCTTGATATAACTGTTCGATACCTATTTTTTCTTGAATGAAAGATAAATCTTCTACCTCTTCAAGTTGAGATTCACCATTTCTTCTGAATAACTTATGAAGTATAAGAAGTCTGTCCTCAACTTCACGTTCAGTATAGATATGGACGTAATCAATACCCGCTTCTTTCTCTTCTTCAGTCTGAGGTAACTCATATACTAAATCATATCCATGCCCATCGTCATGAGGATAATAAACATTACGCTCCTTGAACATTAGCTTTAACTGTCCATTAATCATAGAAGGTACAGCTACGATACCACCATCAACTAATAATTGAGTGATGTTCATTTTATGATCAATCTTTGAGTTCTTAACAATCTGGTCTATCGTCTCTTGCTGCAAGTCAATGACTTCACTGTTGTATGAATTATCAACTGTACCCTCAATCATTTGTGCTTCTTCTGTTGTTGTATCATTTGCTAACTGTTCTTTATTCGGGAAGTTGGTCTTAACTTTACCAATCCCACGACTGATTAATAGTGAAGGTGTATCAACGATAATCTTACAGATATTCAACATCAGGTACGGTGTCATAACGTTCTTAGCGTTGTACTCTCCGTATTGCAAGATATCAATAATCTCGCCTTTACTAATTAATTCTTTAGCTCTAGGAAAGATGCTCGCATGTTTACCATCGTATAAATCACGATAGAAATACATGTCATCATGCTTTTTCTTTATAAAATCTTTATCAAACTTCTTCCACTCGTTCATTGTCGCCCTCCTTTACCATGCGCTTTGTTGTCTTATGTAATCCCCTTTAGGAACTACTACATCATAATCATCAAGCCCATACCACATCGCTGAGAATGTATGCGGGTCGATATTGAACTGGTCCTCAATGATTTCATCGTTATTGTTAGTTTTGTAAGTTAAGTCTTGCAGCTCGTGTATATGATTTACACATTTATCTGAACATATAATACGTTTGAACCGTTTCACTTTCTTTGTGTATTCGGCACGTGAACCGGCATACTTCTTAGCTTTTCTTAGATTCATACCTTTTTTGTTTAGATATTTGATTGTGCTGTCCTCATGGTCAGCTTTTATAAGTGTTCTGCCTAGATAAGCTAACTCCTGGTACAGTTCTTCATCATCTTGCTCTTTCGTATAGACTTCATCATAAATGTATAACCACATATTCTTTTCATCTATGGCCATTCGTGATAATGCGTTGAATGAAGTAACAAAACCAAAGTCGAGACCGTTCTTTAATAATCTCGCACTCGTTCTGTTTACTACTTTCATTACTTCATCATGCGCCATGACTTCAAATTGAGGTAATACCTTCTTACCATTTGCTCCGAATTGTCCTAGTCTAGCAACTCGATGCAGATCAATATCATAGTTCTTCATGTCATCAAGCTGTGCAATATAATCATCAGGTAAAAAGAAGTTATCATCAGCTGTTGAATGATGATAGTACGTGTCCCCTAAAACGATTGTCTTTTCTTTGTATAAGCGGTAATCGTCTAATTTAACAACCTTTGCATCTTTATTAATAAAGAAATGAAGATATGTCCAATTACTTTTACTCACTGGATTTGTAGACAAGATCATATAGTTTCTTAGACGTGGATGTCTTAAACGCCCAATCAACTCTTTAAACCCTGCATATTTAATCTCAGAACACTCTTCTAACCAGATCAGTGAGATATCATTAATCGATTTCAATTTTCCTGGCTTATCCATTCCTTTGAAAATAATCTGACTGCCATTCAGGAATGTTATCTTCATTGGACTAGTAGTAAGTCTTACACCTTTTGTATTGAGTTCTAAGTCATATATTATCTCTTCAAATAGCGAGAAACATGAATCTCTAATCGTTTCGAATACTTCACGAACAACTAACGCTTTCCGCTTCTCAGATATCAATTTAAGAATGATCTTTAATGCAACATGATATGATTTACTGCTGCCATAACCACCAACAAGGAATTGAAACTTCTGATTCCAATCAAACAAGAACTCTTCAAAGCGAGGATTAACCTCTTTATTCAACTGAATAGCTTCTGTCATTCTCGTCCCTCTTTTCTTGTGATTAAGATTTCTAATGGTTTATCAGATTGTGCTCCATTCTCATTCTGTTGCTTAATTTGTGTTAATTGTTCTTGCATAACTGCAACTTGCAACTTACGATAATCATCATCAGCTGCATGTAATGAGAATTGCTTCAATGCACTTCTCAATTCTGCCATTGCTCGTGATTGTGCACTTAAAAAAGATGCATACTTTTCATAAGCGAATGAAATCTTATATCCATCTCCAAACTCACTCGTAGATGTTATTTCACTCGTATGATCGTTAGCATCTTCTACCCACATTACTTTTTGTGCTCTTATGATTGCAGCAAACTGTATTTGTATCTGAGCCCATATAATATCTGCTGCATCCATTGAATCAGCTATGCCCATAAGCTCCATCGTCTCTTTAGGAATGTACCTACTCAGTAATCCATGCTTCACAGCAAAGTTGTTCCGTTCTGCGAATTGATTAGGCGGATTAGGATTCCCACTCTTTCTTCTTATATCTGTTGTATCTTGTGGATGCTTCTTTTTTGCAACTTTCTTGGTTGCATCCTTTTTCTTGGTTGCAACCTTATTCCACCCTTCACGACTAATTTTAGATTTCAATGTGCCTAATTTAATGTCGTGCTTTTCAGCTAAATCCTTAAGCTTAAAGTTACCTGTGTCATAATCTTCTTTTACTGCTTCCCAATTTGTACTCATGCATCATCAACAACTTCAATCTCGTTCATCTCATATCTCACAACCTTTACGTTACTAAACTCTATTTATTTTTATAAACTGGATGAAGTAAGGGGTAACTAATCTTTATAACGCTAGTATCCAGTTAATTTATTGCATTAAAAAACACCCACGATTAAGTGAGTGTTATTTTGCTAATGATTCAAATGCATATGGTTGTAATTCTTTCAATGCATTGTCTCTAACTTTAATAGCTTCTTCTAAGGTTTTGAATCTACCTAAATATTCACCTTTTACTTGGACTTCGTATTTCTTGCCGCGTCTACAAATGTTTCTATGACCAGTAGTATTTCTCCTATTTCCATTAATTGAAATGTTTTGAGTATTTTGACCCCTGGTAACTATTCTCAAATTAGATTTTCTGAAATCTAGTATATTTCTATTAATATGATCTACTATCATATCCTTTTGTGGCTTCATAATAAACCGTTGCATGGAAACCTTCTTGAAACTTCCATTTAGCTGTCTTATATTCGCGTATGGATAGCCATCATTTTTTATGCTCCATCTTCCTTTATGTTCTTTAACAATATTAAACGACTCTTCATCTAAGACGCATTCAAATCTATTTTCTTTATGGAATACTTCAATAAAGAATAATCCATCTTTAAATCTATATTTATTTTTCATATTTTTACACCTCATATAGACTTTATTTAAGTACCGAAGGTACAAGTACTAAATGTTCAAAAACAAGTTTTTGTTTAATTAGAGTCTACCTTGCCGACCTACCCACCATTATGTTCTTATGATTTTGAGAAAAAGTCAATTTTTGAAAATGTGTAAGTTTTGTAAGCCGAGTAAATTAATCGAAGTATAATCTTTTACTATGATGATCATTAACTTTATATAAATCATTTATTTGATTTTCTAGTTTAACAATTATTAGATCCATAAAATTAAATACTGCGTCTGCACGATCACTGTTTATAAAAGAGTAGATTAGATTATCATCATCACGTGAAAGAGTTAGCGCCTCTTCCACAAACCTTTTCGATAAATTTAGATTTCCTTGAATATAATTCGAATAGAATCTACCGGAAATTAAATCGTGTTCATTAGAGAAATTTATAAGAAAATTCCAACTTTCTTTAGCTTCAGCAATTGAGTAATGTGATTTAGTTGTATTAAATATACTTCCAAAAAATAAATTTTCTATTGATTTTCCTGGTTCGTCAGATGGCGGGCAGTTATAGTACTTCAAAACTGCCATATCGTCTATTTTGGAGATACGATTCAGTTCGACAGTATTAAATACATATATATCTTCTCCATTTCTACGTTTTTCTGAATATATATCTTTCAGTATTTCATGTTTTTTCGGTATACTCAGTTGATTGATGACCATCTGTTTGATCATTCTAGCACTTCTTAAATAATTATCTAACTTAGTTATTAAAATAAAATTCTTGTCTATAACGCTTGCACTATGAACATGTATAGTATGCTTTACTAAGAGTTCATTTGTCTCATTACTTTTTTTAGAAGTTTCCAAAAGTAAATATGTCAGAATCGACATTATTACTACATTTAGACCGGTCAGAAAAACAATAGTTACTGAATCTGTATTTTTATTACCGATATCTATCCAAACACATGTACTTATTAAAAAAATCACCAAAATTGATAAAAATATAATAGAAAATAATTTTAATTCATATTTTTCTTTATCCGTCATATTATCCTACTCTCCCTTTTCTTCTAATCATACAAAATCCCTCTAGTTTTCACTAGAGGGAAAATATCAATCTTTTAATATTTCAGCAATCTCGTTGATGATCTGATGTATCCTTTGTGTTGATAGTTCAACAGTCTGTGCAATCTTGTCATACCCTACACCTGACAGTACCATGTTGAATATCATCGCTTGTTTTTCATCCGTAATTCTATCCCATCTGTTCTGAATGTATCTCACTTTCGTTTCATACTTAGCAATTACTGTATCCTGTTTCATTAATCTTTGTACTTCTCTAAGTATTGGATCAGATGTCTGCCCTTGTGGTTTAGGCATTGTTGCTTCAATTCCATACTGTGAGATATTCGCTCCGCATACATCCTCAATGTATTCCTTTCTAAGTTTAGCTACTACCTTCACATTCATCTGATAATCTTTAATCATTCTTACAATTTGATTGGTCGTATAAGTCATGGTTTATTGTTCCCCTTTATAAGTAGTTGTAGATAATTCCGTTATTACTTGTTATTGGTCTTTTGTTCTCTTTAAACCAGGTATATGGAATGCTAGCTCTATTTAACGTTTCCTTGAGCTCCTTTAGTTCTTGGATGTCTAACCTGTATAACTCGTTAAACTTCGTAAATAAGATAAGAATAAAGCAAATGCCACCCTTTTCATGAGTCTTGGTCAAGTACTCGATCTGGTGCTGCTCGATATTCTTAAACGGCAGATTGGTCAGTGATGTCTGCTTTGTATCGAATGCAATAAACATTCCGTTATAAATGCCGATAAAATCGACTGTTGATTTCTTGGTGTACCTGGCATCAAATATCTTTCCGTTTCTGCTCCTATGTGTCATCGGTGTTGGAATCTTATTTATTGTCGCTATACCTTTTAAGTCGTATTGAATATTGGATCGTTCGATTAATGTTTCGAGGTATTTACCTCTATTACGTTGACTTGTTTTCTTTTGCATTTCTACCTCCTAAGAAGTTCTTTAATACGTTCGTAGATATCTTTATCTTCCTGTTGATCCGAAGCCACCTCTGTCCGATTCATAACTAAACTCCTTTACTTCTTTTGCTATTGGGTACACAACTGGCGCAATCACTAACTGTGCCATCCTGTCTCCCCTCTTAACTTCATAAGGCTGTGTGCCGATATTATCTGCGATGATTCCAATATGGTCGTGATATGTGTGGTCTATCGTTCCTAAAATAACGCGCAACTTTGTCTTCACTGACATACCCGAGCGTGGTCTTACATGTGCCTCGTAACCTAAAGGTAACTCTATAGCGATGTCTGTTGGAATGATTGACGTCTCGCCTGCTTGTATAGTAATGTCCTCACTAGCATATAAATCCAGTCCACTGTCAGTTGGGTAGCCACGTGTTGGTAGTGTTGCGTTATCTGATAGTAGTTTAATGTTTAGTGTGTTCATTTGCTTCCCCTCCATATACTTTGAGTTCTGATACATAAGATAATTTGTTACCACTTGCATTGATTTTACTTGCTACCTGTAATGCAATTTGTTTAGTTTCGTACGTGCCGACAAGTATTTTGTTGTTGTAATAAACTTGCCATACTGAGAATTTATATGTCATTGTTGTCCTCCATTTCGATTCGCTCCATTTCATTCATGAGTGCCAATACTGTTTCGAATGATTGTATTCTTTGGGGAATATTTTCGTATCGCAATAAAGTTTCCTTCAACTTTCCCAATCGTTTTTCGAGTTGGTCAGCACGTTCATTCGATTCAGATAAAGCCTTTTGTAATTCTTTAACCAAAGTGTCATTACCAGAAGCGATAATACTTAAGTTAAGACTTTTCTCAAGTTCATCGGCACGTTGTTTTTCCCCTAGATATAAATTGTCTAAATCTTTTATTATTAATTCAGCTTCATCAGCACGTTGTTTTTGGTGTTCGTAAAGTTGTTGGTAGTCGTCTATTAATTCCCACGTAATGCCCAATTGCTCCGATTCGATATATCCAGTTTCATCTATCCAATATTCACCACTGACTTTTATTACATCGAACACTTTTCCTGTTTTGATATTTCTAACCTTAATCATCTATTCCACTCTCCAATCATCAACAATAGTATTCTCAAGCGCTTCTATTACACGCCCTGTGATTTCCATTTGTGCATCATCGCCACTGTTTACAGCATCGTTATTTATTTTTAGGATTTCTGTTTTAAGGTTATTGATTTGTTGTTTTTGTTGTTCATATAATCTTTTGTATTCCGATTCAAGCGCTTCAAAATCTCTTTGTCTGTTCATATCTTCTTCGTATTGTTTATCAATGTAATTGTTCATAGTTTTTAAGTAATCATTATTAATCAACAAGTCCACCATCCTTACTCCAAATCAATTCTCCGATTGAACCGTCAGGGTTTTGCAGGTAGATGAATTTGATATTCTTTGTTTTAAGATTGCTTATCTTTCTGTTTTTAACAGAATAAAATTGTAAATTATCTTTAATTACCATCGCTCTTTGAAGAGGTGTCTCCTCCGTAATCTTCATTTCTTCTGTGATTGTGAAGATGTCGTTATAGTTAAATTTGCCATAAAAATTTAAATCACCGTTAATATCTACAACGAGGTCGCTACCTCGATTACTTTCGAAATCTCTTGATATAACTTCGTTCTTGATAATGTAGGTAATCAACTCATCCAGTCTTACCTGTCTTTCACGCTTTATTGTTTTCATTCGTCATTCTCCTTTCTAATTCTCCCAATCTCATCATTTTCAATTTCCTGCACTATTTCAGCAAAATGTAGATACTGCTCGTAATCCTCATCGAAACCTTCTTCGTACGCTTTCGTTTTTACTGTTTCGATATGACTGTTTAATGCGTGCCACATTTTCTCAAAGTTCATTCGTCATTCTCCTTTTCGAGTTGTTCCATCATACTCAATACATCAGCATAAGTTGTATCTTCTAAAAAGTGCGTTTCATTTTTATCAAATACACTGTTTATTTGCTCTTTCAATTCGTTCCACATTTTTTTGTATTTCACTTTCATACTCATCTCCTATTCGCTCCATCTCTAGTTCAAACATAAACTCGAGCATTTTATCTGCTTCTTCTGCCTTTGTTCCACTAAAGTTCCTCGTTGTTTCTTCTAAGCATGATTTTAATTCTTCCCATAATTCTTCATAATCCACTCTCATTTCCTCCTAATTTCGACTACAATCGAAACGTGCGTATAAATCAGCAAATGTTTCGACTGTAATCGAACCTTTCGACATTTCCGAACAGTTCGATTAATTAATCTCCTCTATCCTTATAACTCTCTTGTTACATACTGAACAATATAGATACTTGCTTACATTATGTTTTGCTGAAACGTACATATCCGAATTTGATCCATCTTCTAAATAACTACCAGTATTATCAAAGTGAATTATTCCACTACCGTAATACGAAAACTTTTGATAAAAAGATTTTTCGCTTCCACAGTTAGAACATTGAATTGTCATCGTCGTTTTCCTCCTCGCATTTTATCTACTCCTATCAGTACGCAAATCTCCATCTACTTCTGGACTATATAAGACAGTTAAATCACTGTCTAACCAGTCATCTTTTTTAACTTCAATTAATTCAATTTGACTAAAAGGAATTTCAATGTTGCCAAATTGCAAGTCAACACATTCGTTCAACCAATCAATACAACGCACAGCGTATCTATTGTTATCTAACTTCCAAAGTGCATGAAAATATTTCATAATATCCTCCTCTTTAACATTTCGTTTTTTCAGATGGTTCGATTTCTAGTAGCTTTCTAGTAGCTTTCGAGCTTTCGAGTAACTTATTCCATAACTACAGATAAAGGGTCAATGTGTTCTGTTTCTGAAAACTCGTATAAATCACCATTAAATTCTGGATGATTATATATCCACATCACAGCTAACAATGAAATCGGTAATGTTATATTAGCCCACAAGAAACTTCTTTCGTTTGTTGATAAATCGTCCTTTTTATATTTTTCGACCATTGATTCTAAATGTTGAACGCATGTTTCAAAATCTTCCCAAAACGTTTCGATATGTTTGGGATTTTTTTCTAACTTATCTAACAATTCTTGATAAGCCTCTATATAATGTCTTTCTTCGACATTCACTAATTTCAAAATTTCTTTCCAAATTGTAATACCAGCTAACATTAAATTTTTATCATTTTCTTCTTTGATAATGTGAATAGCTGTTAAAAAATCTTTTTTTAAACTAACTAATTTATCCATTCCTTATTCCTCCTGCTTTCGAGTAACTTCGGCAAATATGGAATTGTACTCCAGATTAGCCGTGTGTTTAGGTTACTCTAGGTTATTCGTTAGGTTATTCTAATGTTCTATAATTTCTACGTCTCCACCAAATTCAATAAATTCAATAACTTTACTATCGATAAACGATTGGCAATTATACTTATCTGTAATTTGATACATTGAATAATCAATATCTGTATCTACTTTTTGAACATCTGAATAAGTAACGCTGCGACCACTTAAAAATGAAACGTGGACTTCATTGTTATTTTTTACATACATTTGTCATCCTCCTCTAGTAGTTCTGGATTTTCGTATATGTTTCCAATTATTTCAGATGTACTGTTACTTGTTCTCAAACTAACGTAACCTGCTGAAAACATTCCAGAATCGTACTTAACAATTTGTTTATGCGTTTTTCTACGGTCGCCATCTAACCATAAATCTCTACAGTTGATAATATCCCCCTCATAAATCTCCTTACCATTTTTGTCATGTAGTCCCGTTGATTGCATAATTTCCCATACTTCTCCAAGATCATCAGCATAATAACTTACATCCAAGTCTGAAGTGACTGTAAGTAAGCCTTCATCTTCAAAATAAAAATCCCACCAGGCACTCTCAACCATTTGTTTTTTGTTTTTATCAAACACTCTAAATTTCGGCATCATACTTTCTCCTCCACTAACTCAAATTGTCCGTTTACAAATTCTGTTTTATGCATTACAAACCACGCATATTCATTTTTACACTCTCGATAAAGTACCATCGCTTGCCACTCTTGGTCGCTAGTTCTGTTAAAAGGCTCAACTAACGACGATACAATGTAAGTCTTACCAATTTCTTTATGTCTAACGATAATCTTGTTGACTTCTTTACCTTTGAAAAAATTATCTGTTTGTAGTTCAGTTAATTTTTTATCAAAGTCATTAATGTACATTGCTATCCCTCCTTTAAAATAATTCCATCTGTTTTACTTCACTGTTATAAACTAAAATTCTAGTTTTACCGTCGTATTCCCAAATATTAAATACTTCTGCATTAATCGTTGTTTTCATTTCTTCAACAATCTCAGAAATATTTTTCTCGTCAGTCATGTAACCACCACCAGCATTACCATCCCTAGTACGAAATTGAACATCGTATTTTTTATCCATATTATTCACACCTCTAATAATCAAATATCGTTACCTGTAATCCAGGCACGTAATCAGCTTTGTTCTTATAAAAGCGTTCCATGTCGTTCATTGAATCGAATTCCTCAACATAGACTTCTGTTCCAACATCTAAAGCGACATATGTATCGCCCAGTTCTTCGTTTGAATCAACTGAGAAGTAGATAGTCCCGAAATGATTATCAGTACTATCAGTCTCCCAATTCTGTCGCATGTAGTGATTGAAGAGTTGTCTCCACTTTCTATAGCTTAAGAATTTAATCATCCAGCATCAGCGACTTTGTTTTCACGCTGTAAGAAGCTGATCATTCTGTCTGCGTAATCGACAATCTTCTTAAGCTCGTTGATTTCTTCATCCTTACGACCTGTTCTAGTTGCGTATTTGATGATGTTACCAACCATGAAACCTTTATATGCTTCATAGCTGAATTGCGTTTCCAGGAATCCAATGACATCCGTCCCTATTCCATTTGGAGCGTAATGTGATGGTGGATTGATTCGTTCAATTGATTGTTTATCAAGCTCTAGTTTTTGCGGTAGTTGTGACTGAATTAATTCACTTTTATCAACATTGAAATTTAAACGATGACCTTTTTCCCAATTCGCGTTTGAAACACTATCAGTTTTCGACATCAATGCTTCATATGATTTTTCCAATGTTATAAAATCAGTTTCTAGCTTTTGAATAGTAATTTGTTTCTCTTCTAATTGCTTTTCATAGCTTGTAACTAACTCCGTCTCTTTATCCTGGTACTCTTTGATGACTTTGTTCGCTTCTTCTAGCGACTGTTTCAAATTCTTGTTCGCTTCAGCTGATACTTCAATCGTTCGCTTGTGTTGATTCAGTTCTTTCTCGTACTTCGATGTTAAAAATCTGTCGTTCATTTTTAATGCGTCTGCACTCTTTTTATCTAAACGATCATAAGAGTGTTGTAATGATTTAATGTCACGTTCCTTTGCTTTGATTTGAAGTTCTTTTAACTGCAACTCCTCATCTTTTTTCGTAATAGTTGCTTCAAGTTCCTTTATTTTGTTAATAAAGTCATTGCGTTCTGCATTTAATTTAGTGACTTCTTCTTGATACTTATCTCTATCATCAACAATCTTTTGATGCTCTGCTTTATCAATGAAATCATTTAAAGGAATATTACTAGCTCCTTTTTGCATCTTTTCTTTAACGTTCTTGAATGCTTCTGAATCAGTTAATTTCTCTTCCTTCTTTTCAACTGGCTTAGTTTTAATCACTTGTACCTCTTCAATTTCAATTCCAAGTTCACGATCAGTTTGTTTCTTTTGGTCTGCTTTCTTAAGTGCATCTAACTTTTTCTTGTTTTCTGGTTTATATTTGAATGCATTAAGTTCTGCTAACGATACACCTAACTTCTCAGCTTGTTTGTTAGCTGTCTTAATATCCTTGATAACGTTATATACTTCAATTGCTGACATCTCAGCTAGTTTTGTGTATTTTTTCGGTCTTCCTGCCATAATTAAATCTCTCCATTCTCATCGATGCTTATTAGTTCATCGATTGTCATATTTAATTTCTTGCATAAGTTGTTTAATGTATCTGTAAAGTGTTTCTTTCTGTTAAGTTCGATGTCACCCAGATAACTCTTTGATATACCAATATGTTCAGCAAACTCTCGCTGCGACATTCTTTTCTGTTTTCTTATCCATCTGACTTTTGCACCAATATTCACATTTCTGTATTGCATAGTTAGGCTCCTGCTCTAGTGGTAAATAGATCAGGGTAACGCTTAATGTATTTCTTTGAAATAGGTGCTCCCGCTTCAATCATTCGAATAACAGTCTGTCTACCGCTATCCGCCGTTCTTCTCTTTCGTATCGGTGTGGTTGCTGCTTTTTTCAGCGACCATTTAAAAGTGAAATGACGATGCCAGAACACATTTTTATTGATGCCATTTTCAACTGCTATATTGCTCCACTTCTTATATTCATCAGAAGTGTTATTAAATCTCTCTTTAGGACTTGTAATTGCTTCTTCAAACGTCATACCTCTTTTGATTACACGTTCTCTATATGCGTTATAGCTAACTTTTGAACGATGCTTGTTTTCTTTCCAGTATTGACCCATCGGTGTCGTTTTCATAAGTATCTCCCCTTACTCATATTCAACTGTGTGTGGTATTGTCATACCTGCGTATGTTTCTTCTTTTGTTGCTTTTACAACTTTGCAAATGATAGTTTTATCCGAACCGTGATCAGTTAATTCGATACGAGCGACATCATCGATGCCGACCTCGTATTCGAATAACTCACTTTTGATCTTCTTTATCTTCATATCAAATCCCATATTTCTACCTGACCTAGCTCTTCTTCGCGCATAAGGTTATGCATGTTAATGAAATCTTGAAGTCCTTCCGTAGTAACTTCTTTTTGTATATGTTTCAGTATTCCTGCGCCGATTAGTCTGTAACCATCACGTCCACTTAATGGAATTACTGTAACTGTCCATTCTTTCTTCTGGTCATAAAGTTTGAATCTCTTTAGTAAACTCATAAATTCACTCCTTGGTCATATAATTCATGGTTTATATTATGGTTGAGCTGATTTACATTGAATTTGTTGCTGATCCTGTCATCTCTATCAATGCACATCTTTACTTTTATGCCACCTTTTTCTCTGGTCATGAGTGTGACATATCCCTTAACACCTTTGGTCGATAGGTATTCTTGTAAAGCATATTCTTCTGAATAGAATCCTGCTTCTTTAAACTGATGGTCGAAGTTCTTTGCGACATCTGAATTTAAGTGATATGTTTCTGATTTCGACATCTGGTCACTCCTTTAAATTTTTAACAACTTTTCATATGACTCATTTTCCTTGTTGTTAAAAATTGCTTTTTTCATCGATCTTGTTTGATGCCCTGATGGCTTCATATTCATTTCCATAGCTGAAATACTGCAAATAAACTCTCTGCATATCTCAGGTCTAACTTCGTATACATTGCACTTTTTTTCTTTCTCATTTCTAAATGGACAAGTCATGTTGTTAGAAAATACATTACCTTTGTTTTCTTCTTTGATATTGTTGTGTTTTACAAATTTTTTTATTCTGTTTATCTCACTTTGCTTAAGTGGCAATATATCACCACAACAATTACCACAATTTGAACATTTGCCGTTTATAGTGTTGTCTTCTACTCTCATAACTTCACTCCTTTAGAATGGTAAATCATCATCACTGATATCAATAGGTCCAGTTGCATTAGCAAATGGATCTTGCTTCTGCGCATATCCGTTATTTGCGTTATTTTGACCTCTGTTGACGTTTTGGTTGTTTTGGTTATTGTTGTTCGTCTGAGTATGATTCGCTTGTTGTACACCGTTATTTTGTTGATTTTGGCTATTCTTTGGTTCAAGGAACTGAACGCTATCACAAATCACTTCTGTAACGAATACACGCTGTCCTTCTTTGTTATCGTAGCTGCGTGATTGGAGACGACCTTCAACTCCTGCTAATGAACCTTTGTTGAGATAGTTATTTACGTTTTCGGCTTGTTTACGAAATACGATACAGTTGATAAAATCAGCTTGTCGTTCACCTTGCGCATTAGTAAAGTTACGATTGATTGCAAGTGTAAAGGTTGCTACCGAAACTCCTGATGGTGTTACGCGATATTGTGGATCAGCCGTAAGCCTTCCTACAAGCACAACTCGATTAATCATTTTTTGCCTCCTGATATTCTCTTATTTTTTTACTTACCGTCTTGCGATGTAAGTTAAATTCTCTTCCGATTTTTGGGTATGACCATCCTTTTTCCCTTAATTCAATCATCTTTTCGACATCCACATGTTTGTACTGAGGGTGGTTTTCTTTCGTTAAATCCATTTCTTTCCGTCTTTTAGATAATAAACTTCTTGTGGATATGCTTCTTTTCATTCCTATATGATGATGCGCTGTGTGTTCGCCTTGTCTCATTAATTTTAAATTTTCGATACGATTGTCATGTTTTATTTCGTTTATGTGATGGACCACTTCACCTTTTTTTAAGAACCTATTTAATTCGACTTCCATCATTAATCTATGTTCAAATACATAACCATTTATGTCTCCATGTGGATGACTTTTTACGCACAATTGAACATATCCTCTATTTGTAAATTTTCTACCTGTTACATTGAAATACTTATTATCGATTTTCAGTGTATACATTACTTGTTTTTCTAAAGTAGGCGGCATATTTTCACTCCTTTGTTAAGCGTCCTACGAGTACTACACGGTTTATCATGCTTTCACCTCATTAACTTCAATAGCTACAATTTTTGATGGGTTGATGTATTTGTTTATATCAAATAACAAACAGGTTACACCTTCTCGCATACCTTTCTTACATGCGTCTACTACAGGTTCTACTTCGTCTTCTGGCAAAATACTGTCTACAATCCATCTACCTTCTAATATCACTCTGATTCGTTTCATTTCATTTCCTCCATCACTTCATTAATTTGATTGATCATTGAATCTGCAAAATCAAGAAACTGTCCTCTGTCTACATCTTCTTCTGAAGCTCTTACATTATGTCTTGCAACAACGACCTGTACTTTCATTTCGTTGATTTTACCTTTAAGCTGTTGCAGTTTTTGTTGGTCCATATTCCTCAATCCCCTTTCGAGTTTGTAACTCATGATTTTTTTGCGCTACCAAGACACGTAACTCTAATTCGTTTGATGACCAGTCAATCATTCGCTGCGCATATTTTTCTGAACAGTTGAGTCGTCTCATGATTTGTTCTTTAGTCATACCTTTAACCTTCTTTTCTTATTTTTTAGTTTGTTTTTGGGTTTGTTTTCATAATCGTTAATTAAACCTTCAATCCAATCATCACTGAAACCATTTTTATTTGCGTAATTAATGATATGATTTGCATACAATCTAGTACATTTTAAGCGATTAATTATTTCTTGTTCAGTCATGCTTGATCACCTCCGTAACATCTTCTAATGCAGAAACTATGCGGCCAGATATTTTACTTAGCACACGTTCTTTCATCTCTTTAAGTTCCATTCGATTCACTTCTCCTTTTTATATGTTTATTGCAATCTCCTGTCTGCTCCATCTAACGTTAAAAATGTTGCACCATTGCATATTCTTGAATACGCACGTTTCAGCATAAAATCAGATGGCATTTCATTCATAATGTCTAAGTTCGTTGTATAGATTGTGTTCATGCCCTGACGTTTATTAGTGATTTCGTATAACTTCTCACATGCCCAATCTGTCTGTTTGTTCGCACCTACATCATCCAGGACCAATAAATCCACTTCGCTAACTAATCGCATGATCTTTTCTTCTGTATCATCATTCTTTTTATTGAACGATGCTTTGATGAGTGATAAAAGCTCAACGTTATCAATGAATAAAACTGTATTTCCTTTGTCTTTCAGGTATCTTGCAATTGAAAATGCTAGGAATGACTTTCCTGTTCCTGTATCACCCTGTATAACGATTGTTTTAGGATTTTGTTTACTGAATTCTTTACAGAAATTTGATGCAACTTTATAAGCATTTTTCACTTCTGGACTAGCAGTATCAAAATCAATGTCATTATTAGTAAACGATGCTTTTTTCAATTCCGGGTTGATCAGCGATTGATTGAAGTAATAGTTAATCTTTCTTTGCTGCTTTCGTTTCTTATCTGCTCTGACTAACTCTCTTAGATGACAGTCACATTTGATAACTAGCTCACGCGTTCCATCATCATTTACTTTGTAAGTGTTCTTTGTACCGCATTTTTCACATGATTCTTCTTCGATTTCTGGGATACCTCGATTTGCTACTGCTTTCATAAGTTCACTATTCAGTAATGATTTCAACATCTTCACCGCCTAACATCTGTCTCATGTTTCTTTCGTTACGTTCCTTAAGTCTTGCGATTTCTTCAGGTGAGCGTTTTGTCGTCTGTACATTAGGTTTAACTTGATTATTATCTTTAGACTTTCGTCTGCGTTCATTAGCATCTATTTCAGCTATTGTTCTAAATCCTTTGTTATACCAGTTCTTCAATGTTCCATTTACATAACTATAGTTTTTAACACCTGCTTCAATGCCTATATCTAAAGCTTTGCTAACGATAGAGTCTCCTTCATCTCCAAAGTCATCTATCCAAGCAAATAATTTCTGCATTGTAATTGGATCGAGATAGCCATATCCACCTTGTTCGAATATATCGAACGACGACGGACGTGATGTTTTTCTCTCTGTCTTCTCTTTCTCTAAATCTATCTCTTTCTCTATCTCTGTGTAACGGTCAGGTAACTCTTTAGTAACATTGTTACTATTCAATTGTTTCTGTTCCTTTTCTCTTGCTCTTTTTCTTCTCATCATTGCCGCTTTATCAGTTTCGCTACCAATCATTGAAGCGATGTTAGTTAGTTCGAATTCATCTTGATGCTCTGTATCAAATGCGATCAAGCCTTTTTGTTGTAAGAACTGCATTGCAACTTGTACATTTTCTACTGACTCATCAATCTCTAATGCAATTTCTTCTGAAAATTCATCTGTTAAACCATCAAAGTAAATTTTTCCGTCATTTTTCAAGCTGAGTAATAATAATTTAAGATAAATGATTGTATAGGTGTCTCCCCCAGCAATCTTTCTTAGTAGCTTAATTTCTTTCTGATTGAAAAAATCTTCTTTAAGTTTTAACCAAAAATATCTCTTTGTTTTGGCCATAACTTACTCCTTTCTAAAACACATATACAGGTTTACCTGTAACCTTCTGTATCTCCTTCTTAAATAACTGTTCATCTGAATTTAAATCTGATAAATGTATTAAGTATGTTTCCTCTAATTGCGATAGATCGCATGACTCAAGAAAAGTTATTAGATTCTCTAAACTAAAATGACTTTTTTCAATACGTTTTTTAAGGCTTCCGTTCAATCTTCCGTTCATTACATTCTTTTCAAGTATTTCCAGGCTGTTGTTACATTCAATCAACAGATGTGTGATGCCTTGGAAGTAATATCTGACATAGTAAGTATCAGTTGCGAATAGTAGCTTTTCACCGGTTAATTCTGACTGAATCAGATATCCTAATGGACACTCTGTGTCATGCTCTGTTTCAAAAGGTAATATTGTGAATGTCCCTATATTAAAAATCGATAATGGATGAAGCCCTTTTAGTCTGTGATGGTTATATGCATTGTTCTGAGTTATCAAAGCATCTCTCTCATCGTTTGCTATGAAACAATCAATTCCTTTTGTGAGTAGCGACTTCAAACCTTTAATATGATCACCATGTCTATGACTGATGATGCATCCAGCAAGAGAACTTAATCTGAAACCACATGCTTTTTGAATAGTTTTAATCGTCAATCCACATTCTATTAATATTTCAGTAGCTCCATCAGACAACAAATAGCAGTTGCCTGATGTTCCACTACCGATACACTGAATGTCCATTAGAATAAGCTCTCTTCAAAAAATGTGTCTTCAGCTTTTGCAGATGGTTCTTGATTAATAACTACAGGTTCCGGCTCTTGCTTCTGTTTTTGTTGATTAAAATCAGGCGCTTGTTCAACAGCAGGAATATCGATTAGCGTTTGATTTGCTTTCTGTTTGATTTCTTCTTGAACATTTACTTGTGGTTCTGATGGAGCCTCTTCTTCTGTATACATTTGATTTAACTTTTCAGGGAACGCTTCTCGTAACGCATTTACAATGGCAGTTTTACGAATCATATTGTTAGGCATCTGTTTCCAAGTTGACTGACCTTTCGAAAATTCTTGCATTGATATTTTAATGACTACTGGTCTTTCTCTGTCTTTTCGATAGACCTTGGCCCATCCACCTAATAAAACGTCATTTTTAAGACTAACTGCTCCTTCAAGCTCGACCATTTGGCCGTCACGTTCAACAAGGATACCTGCTTCTAATCCGTTGTACTGTTCGTGTGATTCCGCACGTTTCATAAACGCTTCTTTAGAAGTTACAATTTGAGCGGGTGCTCCTTTAAACTTGATTAGATATGCTTCATTCAAGAATGGATTTAATTTTTGATACTTGCATAGATTCAAGAACATAACTAACTCTTGATCACTTACGTCTGCTCCCCCTCTTACCAGATACTGCTTAACCATCTCGCCGCTTAGTTTTACCGCTTCACCGTTTACTTCGTACTCTACAGGTTTAGTTAATAATGCATTGTTTGTCATTTTATTTTTCCTCCACTCTTAATGTTTTGTCTTTTTCACTTACATGTAGTTTTACTTGTTGAGATTCTGTTGCTAAAATGTCTGTTACCGATTCTGCATTGTCGATCATGATAGGTGCGTAGAAATCATAATGTTTAGACAAAGTGTTGATGATATCTAATCCTACGTTTATTCTATGAGCAGTATTTAGTCCGGCATCAAAAGGAACTCCTTTATATGTCGCTTCGCACACGTCATTTACTCCACCATTAATCTGAATATCGAACAGCTTGAATTCAGTTATTTCAAACATGTTATTGATAGTTGACTCCATAAGATTTACTTTAGCCTTAGTGAATTCTTCTGTTAGATATACAGCATGTTCTAATTCTTCAAATTCCTTTGCTAATTGCGTTTGTGTTGCTTCTAACTCCTTAATTCTTGCAGTAGCTTTAATATTGACTTCAATGTCATTAAGGTTTGTATCGATAGTTTTTAGCTCTGTTAAAAGTGGCGATAACTTCTCAGTTTCAATATTCGTCACTCTTTCCATATTGCTATTCATTAGTGTATTTCGTTCTGTTCTTTTAGATTCTAATTCATTCCTGAGATTCTTATATGCTTTTGATACCTGTACATCAGATATCTCTGCTTTCGCTTTTTCAACTTCTGTGTAAAGTTCGGTAAGTTTACTACTTTCTTCTTCCAGGTTCTCGGTAGCCTTTTTTTCTCGTTCTTCCAACTCGTTTTCTTGCTCTTTAATGCCGAACGCTTTATCTTTTGTTTTTTGAATATCTTCTTTAATCTGTTCAAGTAAAGTAGATTTATTGAGGTTAAATTGTTCTTGCATCTTTTTGATTGCTTCTTGTTGCATATGTTCTGGCATATCTTGTCCGCAACACTCACAAATTGTCTGAACCTTAAATTCTTTAGTGTGGTTTGATTCTTTTTTGTACTTTTCGATTAAATCTTTATAGTCTTTTTCCAGAATTGTTTTATCATTTTCTAGACGCTCTTTAGCATTCTTAATTTTAGATAATTCGGACTTCAAATCATTACAGATTCTCTCTTGCTTATTTAATTCATATTCTTTATCTGATAAAGCGCGTTTAGAGTCTTTGTCGTGATTATCTACCAGGAACTTTAAATCTGTTTCAAGTTGAGTAATCTCTCCATTGATTTTAATAACATCATTACCAGATTTAATCTCGGATATCTCACTTCTAACCTCTTCGATTTTCTTTTCTGTATCAGTCTTGTCTTTTAGCAATGTATCTTTATCTAACTTTGCTATATCCGGCATATTATGATTAATTTCATCGATTCGATGCGGTATAGCTGTCAACTTTTCATTGATTGCTTTCTTGTCTCGACTGATTCTCAACTTAAATTCATCTAATGAGTTATCTCCCATTAATTCTTTAAGTTTCGATAAGTTATTATTTGAGTTAATGACATCCTCATCTGTAACTTCTTCAACCAGGCTCATTAATATATCCTTACGTTCAGCAGGTTTTAAACTGTTAAAAGCAAGTGGATTTGTAACAAGCTTGAAAATATTCTCGTCTGCCACAATTGTTTTAATATATTCGTTAAACTCCTTAAGCTTCTTGGGTGTCAGTGTTTGTTCACTAGACCCTAATTCATAGAGTGTTTCGTGTCCTGAAAAAGTTGCAGTTGGTTGTCCTCTTTTCTGAGTCCACTTTTCTCTGTAAACCTTCTTAATATGATGCTCTTTACCATCAATCTCTAACACTCCGTACACAGAATGATTTAAGTTATGGATCTCGTTCCCTCTACTATCAAGTGTTTTAATTGCAAACTTTGTATCACCTTTCGAGTTTTTATTAAAAAGTAACCAAAAAAATGCATCTGCGATAGTTGTCTTACCAGTCTCATTATCACCAAAGACCGATACATCTTTGCCATCAGTAATCAACTCAAAATATTTAGTACCTTTGAAATTCTCTAATACTAGCTTGATTAATTTAATATCCATTATTTACTCCCCTTTACTTCTATAACTTCTGTAAAATAAGCAACTCCACAATCGCTTTCTAATTCCCATTCGATATCGCAATGCGGTCCGTATTCATCTATCAACTTATAGTATTCATCAAGCGTGAAGAATGGCCTTCCAACTTTGATGAACTTTATCTGTCTGCAGTATGGTAACTTCATGCAGTTTCCTCATTTTCGAATTCGATTACAGGAATGATGTCTCTACGCTTCAAGAACTCATAAAGGAATAATCGTCCTTTCTGCGTCCACTTCGTATGCATTCTTACAGATACACTTCCATCTTTATGGGTGATTTCTGTCGTTTCTGAATGCGTGTAACCTTTCGCGTGATGATTTGAATAAAGCAGCCATTGACCCGACTGTTTATACTGAATTTTGAAACGTTGCAGCAACTTATTCATTTCTTGTGCTGACATGCCATAGTCTTTTGCGATCTGGCCAATAGTAACCAAACTCTTACTCTTAAGAATCGTGTCTACATAGTTTGCTTTCGGTTTTAATTCACCAATCTGTTGTTTCTGCATCGTGTTCTCTAGCTGTAGTTTCTCGTTCTCTTCTACTTGTTCAACTAACTGCAGCAATGCTTCTTTGTAAGATCCAGGCAATCTACTTTGTAATGTCTTCTCCATCTCGTTGAATCTATTGATATATGCCATTTTGAAGTCATTGTGACCCTGTATGTTGAACATGTATAAGGTGAATCCGTCTTTTGTTAGTAGGTATTCTTTATAACTTCTTCTTTGGCCAGAAACTTGATAAGTGCTCTCAATAATCAGAGAGCGGAAATCTCCGTTTTCTAAAATTACATTTTCTAATCCTTCAATGACGTCTGAATGCCTTCTACCTAACTCTTCGGCAACTGTCCTACTGCTTACGACTGGGCCTAGTTCTGAATTATTCTCGATCTTGATTAATGTGTTCATTTTCTTTCTCCTTTCTGATTGGTTTCTTAATAAACGCGCCTGGAATGCTTGAATATCCTATGCCAACCATCTATCTCACCTCATTTCAAAATTTATTTCCGCACAATTGGCAGTAAACGTGATGCTTAGGATGTAACGTATGACATTTTTTACATGTCTTCATATCGACAACAACTTCTTTTTTATCAATAACGATCTTTTTCGCTTTATCTTCATAAAGTTTATTTATTCTTTCTGAAATAATGTCCCATGTACTTTTTGGCATTCCATCTACAATGCTTAACAACAATTTATATGCAAGTTCAATCCTGTATTGTTTCTCCATCTAACTCACCTCCTTTAAATCTTTATAAGTTGCAATTAATAGGAACATCGAAAGCTGAATAAGAATCGTTAATCCTATACGTGAGCCAGGTTGCATCTGAAAACCTAATGCTAAGAATAGGACCACAAGACAAGCGATAAATGTACTAAGTAGATATAGTGATGCATAAGATAGCTTCGCTAAATACTTCATGTCACTTCCTCCTTCCGTTTATCCACTCGATTAAGTTAGCTGTACTGTATCGTGATGAAATTCCTTCGATATGCACAAACTGAAAATCATCTCGTTTTCTTATTTCGTTGAATAATGCAGCGCTGCACCCGATAAGGTCCATCGCTTCTTCTCTTGAGACTGTTGGATGATATTTCTTTGTTAACTTCTCTTCAAGTTGTTCTGCAATTACATCCGTTAAGTTGTTAATTACATCTGGTGCAAACATCGAATCACTCCTTTCATATCCTTCGTTCCATCTTTAATCTTTGGTTTCTAGATTGTGCTAATTCTTGAGGATTAAAGTTGTAATCAAGAATGATTTTGTTGATCAGTGATTGTGCTTCAAATACTACATCGTAAGTTTCAGCTGCTATCCTTCTCACATTCTCAATTTCATCTTTTGTACAGTAATCAGGTCGCTTATCAATTCTGATGTGATTCAGTACTTCAACTACTTCCTCTATTTCATTTAGAAGTCTTTCTTTTATGCATATACGATGGTCATCAAATATCTGCTCGTTAGCAGCTGGCACTGTATAACCATTAGAAATTTCAAAGTTGATATCGGTTAAAAATATCGGATCATCACATCTTTCAAATCCTGTCATGATGATGTCAGCTGATAAGTTTCTGCGGCCCTTCTCTACATTGCATATGTTCGGCTTAGTCGTTAATAGCATTTCAGCTACTTGCAATTGTGTTCTACGAGTTCTTTGTCTATGTCTTTGTAAACTTGTATTCATGATTGTTTTCTCCTTGAATATTTTTAGGTCTTTAATATTTACATGCTTATGGTCTATACTTTAGTTACGGTGTTGGTCGCACCGTACAATTACATTTGGTCGTGTAATTGATGGTTTATGCCAGGCGAGTTTGGTCGCTTGCCTGGTTATCTTTTTCATTCAAATCGTACATTTCGCGTACTTTATCATCAAAAAAAATAGTCCAATTAACATTGAAGTATTTAGCTAATGCTATAGCAGCTGGAATAGTAATATTTCTGTGACCTATTTCATAGCTTGAAATAGTTGTGGTTGCTAGACCTACAGCATCTGCTAACTGTTCTTGAGTGATATTGTGTTTTTTACGCAATGATTTTAATGTGTTCATCTTCTCACCTCCAAGTAATACGTATTGCGTACTTATATACTATTACTAAGTGCGTACTTTGTCAATAATAAATACTCATTTTGTACTACTTTAAGTTTTTTTATAGTCAATGTACGCATATTGCGTATAATTGAAGTATAGGTGGTGTTATTAATGTTTGCTCAAAATATCAAAAAATTAAGAAAGCAGTATGGTTATACTCAAACACAAATGGCTGAAAAGCTCGGTGTAGCAAAAACAACATACGCTTCTTATGAGCAAGATAGAAGAACTCCGGATACTAATATTCAGAATAAAATTGCAGATTTATTCGAAACTTCTTTAGATGCATTACATGGTAGAGAAAAGTTAAATGAAGTAGAAGTTGAATCTCTATTCTTTAACCACATCGAAGGTTTAAATGAACTTCCAAAAGAAGAGCAAGATAGAATTATTCAGAATCTGTTAGAACAAGGAGCCTTCCTGGTAGAACGGTCCAAAAGAAATAACATTTAAATGTTAGGGGGATGGGTAAATGAAAAAAATATTAACAAGCGGTATTGCCATCAGCTTACTTTTAGCAGGGTGTGGATCTGAAAGTAAACAAGAGGATAAAACAACAAGTAAACCTAAAGACGAAAAATACATAAGTGATGAGAAAGTTAAAAAAGAGTTTCAAAAAAACAATCGACGCATATTCTAAAGAGCTAATGAATATTCAACAATCATCAGAATCAGGTAATGCTCAAGGAATTATAGCAACCTTTGAGGAGAGCGGTAATAAAGTAGAGTCTGCAGCTCAAGATTTCAAAAAGTTTTTGGATAATAACAAAGAGCCTGTTAAATACGAAAAACCATCTGAAAGCATGGTTAAATTTGGTGAAGTATTAGGTAAATTTATAGGCTCCACTTCTGAAGTCATAAAAAAAGTAAATGATGGTAAGATGTCCGAAGAAGAAGGAGATAAAAAATTCGAAGAACTAAATAATGACATGGAAACTCGACTTAAAGATATCGATGATGTTGAATTAAAAGAGTTTATGGATAAAGAAGGAATAAAATATGACTCTCTAGAATTATTAGCAGAAGATGATAATTCTGTGGATGAAAATCCTAATGGAAATGAAGAAGATACTTTCTCGTTGAATCCATTAGATGACTTTAAATCAAAGAAAAAAATTGATGTAAATAAAGTGATCAAGGCTGGTCCTGCTGAATTAACGATTAATAATCTGGAATTAGGAGAAATAAAGGTTACACAGGATAATGAGTATAATTTTAGCAGCACTAAAGCTGGTGAAAATGCACAAATCGTTATACTTGATGTCACATTAAAGAACACTGGAAGTGAACCAGCAGACTATTATGCAGATCAAGCAGAACTTATGACAAGTTCAGGAGAACAAGTAGAACCAAACTTTTTAACCGGTTCAGATTTAGTAGTTGAAATGAAAGGTCCGGTTAAATCTACTGGCAAGATAGTATATGAATTAAAAGAAACTAAAGTTGATGACCTTACTTCTGTTTCATATATAGCTAAGCCGTATTTTGATGATGAAGCTGGAGAAACGCTATCAGAAGAACAAATCATAGAATTACCTATCAAATAAAACTTATATACCAGGAGAGAATGAAAGTGAAAAAATTATTAGTTAGTGCATTATCTATAAGCGTCCTACTTACAGCTTGTGGACAAGAAGAAAATAAAGAACAAACCAAAAACACAGAAAAATCTTCAGTATCAGAAAACAAAAAAACTGATAATGCAAAAAAGAAAAATGAGAAACAAAAAGATGTAAAGACAAACGAAGAAGTAACTTCTGAGGCACCAACTACTGAAGCGCCAACTACTGAAGCACCTACAGCTGAAATTGCATCAACTGAACAAATACAATCTATAAATACTAGTAATGTGACGAATCGTTCTGACTTAGAAACAATTATTTACGGGAACAACTACTCAGAATTAGATAAAATAGCAGCATATAACAGCGCAGTTAAAAATGGTGTGATTCCTCAAGGAAATGTTATGGAAGGTCCAGCAGCAGCAGCTTATGAAAGCTCGTTAAGAGTTGAAAGCGGTCAAGAACAATCTGTTTATTCAAGTAACCCTAACCCAGATAACCCATCAACTGCTAAATATGACCATTTATACATGAAAGAAGATAATAAAGGAAATAATATTACTGAGTCAAATAATGAAAATCAAAATACAGTTCAAAGTAATAATAACTCTGGATATGATCCAAATAATCCTTATATGAACTTGCCGAACCAAGAATGGAGAGAAAATGCCGGAGGATTATCTTCAGGAGAAATTCAAACCAGAAATCAGATATTAAATGGGACTTATCAAGGCGAAGATGCTCAACAAAAGTTGGACGCCATTAACTATTACGAACAAAAATATTCTAAATAATTACACTAGCTGACCACTAGTACCCTATTGGTCGGCTATTTTTACAATACAAAATAGAACATACGTTCTATTTATATACTAAAATCAAACACACATTCTATATTAGGAGGAGATAACATGAGAATTGAAGAACTTGTTAATGATATTACAGCATATATTATCGAGAGAGTTGAGGATCTAAGTATAGAATCTCTCGCCTACATCTATAACATCCATATCGCATATAATCACGAGATGAGTTGTTATATGAAAATAGATGGATGTGATGTTATATTCATTAAATTCGGAACACCGCAGGAGATGTGGTTCAGATTCGCACATGAGCTTGGACACTATTTTATGCATGTTGGTAATTCTAAGCACTTGCACCCTTCTTACAGTTATATGCAGGAAACAGAAGCTGATAAATTCGCCCTACTATTTATGATGCCTGAACGATTAATAGTTGAATATAACTTATTTACAGTTGAAGCAATAATGGATTATTTTAAAGTTTCCCAGGAACATGCGACGAAACGTGTAGAGTTATTGATTAACAGATCTAAGACACATAAATTAATTGGATTAGAAAGGATGTAGACTATGCATATCCAACAATTAGAAGATGGAAAGTATAAAGTTACCTTAGAAGCTCCGCGCGACCCTGTAACAGGAAAAAGACAACAGATAACAAGACGCCATAAAAGCAAACGTGAAGCGATTAAAAGAGCTGAAGCTGAATACGATAAAAGGATGGCAGTGCTCGGACAATATGGAGTGTTACAAAATAGCAGTCCTTCATTTAGACAGGTTGCAGAAAAATTTATGGAGGATTATAAGAAGAAAGAGAAAATAAGCACATACACATCGAGAAAACAAAATCTTGTTAAACTCTACGAATTTTTCGATTATATCGAAATAAAGAAGATAAATCATAAGATGTGTCAGAATGTCATCGACGAAATGATGTTAGGAGAGAAAAGGATATACTCTAAATCGTACACACAAAGCGTTAAAGGAACATTAAATCTAATTATGGATTATGCGTTGAAGAATGGAATAATCAGCGTGAACCCTGCTCTAAACTGCAAATACCCTAAGCCACTTGTAACTGTCGAAGATTTGGAAAGTACAGAGTTCTTTGAAGAGTCGATCTCTAAAGAAGACACACGTGCTATATTCGAAGAATTTAAGTCAAATCGATATAAATATAAAGATTCCTACGAATTCTTTATGACGATGTATTACACAGGAATGCGACCAGGCGAAGTCATGGCTTTGAAAATGAAAGATATAGATTTTGAAAAGAATGAGATACGCGTAACAAAGACACTTTTCAATCCTGATGATAAAAAGCGTGGTCACAAACTTATACCACCTAAAAATAACAATAGTCGGATTGTTTCAATTTCTGATACGCTTGCTGTAGAATTAAAGAATATTATAACAAAACGTAAACAGACTAAAGAAGTTTTCGGCGAACAATATATTGATGAAGACTTTTTGTTTTGCGATCACTTCGGCGATCCATACAAATCTGGGGTAGTGTATAAACGATTCAGAGTTGCTTGTAAGGCTATCGGGATCGAAGATAAGAAGTTTCGACCTCATACATTCAGACATACCCATACTACCAATTTAATTGAAGCTGGAGTATCTCCGAAAGACATTCAGGAGAGATTGGGTCATAAAAGTATAAATACAACATTAGGAATATATGCACACGTTACTCAAAAGTCACGTAACCAAGTTGTTAAAATTTTTGATGACCACATGGAAAAAGCGTTAAAACTAGATAAAAAAGAAATAGAAAATTGA